CAACAGGTTCAAACCAAGAAGACGCACAATCAGTTGTGTTCGCAGTTGGAACAGGTACGGCAGTGGGATCAAGAAGAACAGGTTTCTTAATTGATTCAGGTTCAAACGTATATATAACAGGTTCAGTTAATATATCAGGTTCTAATCATCAAATAATTGGTAATACAGTAATCACAGGTTCATTAAATGTATCAGGAGCAATGACTCTTGGTTTTAATGATGGAACTGATAATATTACAAGTATAGGATTTGGGGCAGGTGTTACATTATATCGTAACGCAAATAAATATACGACCGCAATTGGTGAATTTAGTGGAACAAATACCAAGTTTGCTAACGGAACAAACAATATATTATTGGGTGGATTTAATTCACAGTTTGCTACAGGTTCACAAAACTTCTTGGTAGTACCATCAGGTGGAAACTTTAAATCAGGTTCAATCAATATCATTATTGGTAATACAGAAAACATTACAAGTGGTTCACAGAATATTTTAATTGGTCAAATGCCATCTTCTTTGGGACCACAAGTTGACGCACATTTTGTTGTCAAATCACAATCAGAATCAAATTCTTATTTATTTAAGAGTGGTTCAGGAGCAAACGTTCCAATACAAATTGGATTCCCTGTTCAAGTAACTGGTTCATTAAATGTTAATGGTAACACAACTGTTACTGGTTCATTAAGACTTAGTGGTTCTGCCAATCCTGAATTAATTGTAATTGGTGAAACACAAATGACAGGTTCATTATTGGTAACAGGTGATGTGTTATTCGCATCAGGTTCAAATAAAACAATGGGAACATTTGTTCTTAATGGTGGAAACCCTGGTACGGCAACAGTATCAAATAGTTTGGTTTCAGCAACAAGTTTAATATTCTTAACCAAACAAACAAACACAAATAGTGGTAACGGAACAGTAAGTGTAACATCAAAAGGTTCAGGAACATTCAACGTAACATCAGACCATAACGGAGACGCAGATACGGTAGCATACTTAATTATAAACCCATCATAATATGGACTTAAATTTATTAGCACCTATTATTCAACAAGTATTGATTCAATCATTACAAGAGAAAAGATATCCTTTTGGGTTTTCCAAATACAAGGGATTGGGTGATAAGGTTGCGTCAGGTAAGTTAAAAAATAGTATTAAGGTTCAAGTGAACGAATCACAAGAACAAACTACCATACAAGTAATGGCAGAAGATTATTTCCAATGGGTACAATCAGGAAGAAAACCTGGTGCTAAGGGTGTTCCAATAGAAAGTATTGAACAATGGATAAGAGATAGAAAATTAAAGGGTAGGGACAAAAAAGGTAAATTTATAAAGAATAGAAACTTTGCGTTCGCCATCCAAAAAAATATAAAGAAGTTCGGAATAAGACCATCAAACTTCTTGGATGTTGCAGTTGATAAATTACAGGACAATCAAGAAATTTTAGAAATAATTGGTGACGCAACTTTTGAAGAATTATTAAACAAAATAGAAGGAATATGAGTATAGGATATCCACAATTATATAGTAATGGATTGAACAACAATTCACAATTACGAAGATCAACAGATATGGTATTTCAACGCGGAGGTACATATGGTATAACTTTAACAGGAAGTACATACATACCATCAATGGAAATGGATGTTGATTTATTCGCAGATGGTAGTAAAGTTGGTAGAATGGCATTAGTACCATATCAAGTAACATCAGGAGCAACAACGGTAACTTATTCTTTTAATTTAAGACCATATGATTATATATCTAACTACATTCAATCACAACCTTACACATATTATTGGTTAAACAATTGGTATAATACATCTGTTTCAAATAACATTAATAACCAATACCCAAATATTGTTGAGGCTAACTTTAAATTTGGTTATAGATACTTAACAGGTGGTACAGAAGTAGTTACAGAATATAACTATGATGAGGGTCCGTTTAATGACTTAACACACTTTACAGACATTCCTTATTGTGTATCAGACACATCATTCGTACCATCAGGATTTACCAATACAGGTAAGTATTTTAACTATGTAGGTGGTTCATTCCAAATGGGTGAAGACAAATTTATCCTTCCAAACTTTGACCAAGAAATTGGTTCAGTAATTGGAACAGGTACAACCATTAATACAGTTGATGTATATAGAAGATTGTCACCAATGTCACAATTCTTGATGGACTATCCAACGGTACCTGAACAATCAGAAACATCAAGATTTTTAACTGACTCACCACGCATTCAATATGTACAAGATACAGAAAATTATGTATTATATTACTTAAATGGACAGACAGGTGATAGACAAGTAATTGAAGCGGACTTTGCTGTATTTGAATTTTATGATGAGAACAATAATTTAGTTACTGATTTTAATCAAGAATTAAACTTCTCTGGCACAACATTCGCATCACCAACAGGATATACGGATACATTAACAATATTCAGTTTACCTTGTGGACCTATTGACATTAATAACATATTTGCTACAATTGATTTTAGTCAAGTAGCATATTATAGGGTACAATTATTTTATTCATATCCAACTAACAGTGCATCTAGAAATAGTGTAGGACCTGTGGGACCTGTATCTGAAGCATTCTATTTTTATTTGTATGACAATTGTAAACCTCAAAATACAAGACTTATGTTTATGAACGCAAAGGGTGGTTATGATTTTTATACATTCACAGCATACAGACAAGATAGTAAAAAGATTAGTTCACAAACATTTGACAATAGATATTATGCAACCGATTTACAAACACCTGATAGAGACTTTGGAAGAACAGTTAAGACTTTCGCCACAGACTTAAACAGAGAAGTTATATTGGAATCAGATTTTATATCTGTACCAGTAGGTAATTGGTTGGAACAACTATTCTATTCACCACAAGTGTACGAAGTAAAGGATGACTTTATTTCACCAATGGATAGACAAGATAAAGTGTATAAGGATTTGAGACCTTTACAGATATTATCAACAGAGGTGGAAACCATTACGAAGAAACACAAAAAATTAAACAAGTATAGAGTCACGATGAAATACGCAGATTCTTTCTTTATTAACAGAGGATTTTAATATATGAGTCAACAACAAACTGTATTAAGGGTTCAAACAAATAACGAATCTGTATTACCACAATATGAATTTATAGATTTATATAATGATATACCGATTAAGTTAAACAAATCCTTTGCTGAATTACAAGACATAGCCAAGAAGAACACGGACTATACAATTGGACTTACAGTGCCAGGTTCTAAAAAGAACAATAGATTCTTTGAAAACTTCTTTAATGTTGATACCCAATCATTATATTTTGACGCAACCAAAAGAAACGTCTGTGACATCTTATTGGGTGATGAACCACTATTCAGAGGATACTTAAAATTAAATAAGGTATCAGTACAAAATTCAAAAATAGAATATGATATAACTCTATACTCAACTGTGGCAAATTTGTTTGGCGCAATAGGTAATGGGTTATTGAAAGATTTAAACTTTGCTGATGAAGAATATACATTCAACCATACTTTTAATTTATCCAACGTAACACAATATTTTAATTTTACAAACTTCCAATTGGATTCGGAAAAACCACATCCATTTATATATCCTGTTGTTCACAATGGTTACAATTATAGTACAGGTACAACTGTAAATTTAAGTGGGACAACAATAGACCAAACAAGATATTATACAACAACAACACCAATTAGTGGATTTACCTCACTATCTGGCGCAACTGCCGCAGGTGTGAAACCATATTTTATTAATTCACCAACACAAGGATTAATTAATAATCAATTAAAACCTGCGTTAAATATATATAGTTTATTCAATTTAATTTTTAAGGAACACGATTATACAATCAAATCAGATTTTTTTAATACGCCTTGGTTTAAGACATTATATCTATATGGATATTTTAGTTCTGAATTAACTAAGTTTTCTTATAAATTAAGTACAATACAAAACTTACCAATTGAAGGTTGTGAAATTATTACCATCAGAGAAGGACAATTATGGAACTCATATGTATGTAAATTAGGAACAGGTATTCCTTGTTTTTGTTTACAGGATATTAATGTAGTATTACATTTAAATTTATATGATGGTATTAGTTATACATATGATATTGAATTTCCATCAACAATCAAAGCAGGAACAACAGGTTCCACATTACAAAACATAGGTGATGAATATGAATTTAATTTTGTAACATCAAACGCAACAGTATCAGCAGGACCAATAAAATATTTACCAGTTCCTGTTAATACACCTATATCATTTGTAGATGGTAACTTAGTTAACTTTAGTGAGGTCATAGATTTAAATATAAAACAGATTGATATTATTGGTTCATTAGCAAAGAAATTCAATTTGGTATTTGTACCTGACCCTGACTTGCCAAACCAAATCATAATAGAACCATTTGATTACTATATGGGTACTGGTGATGTTTATGATTGGACAGATAAGATTAGTTATGACAAAGGATGGTCAGTTGAACCAGCATTAAACTTTGTTGAATCAGAATTGACATTAACTGATTTAGAGGATAGTGATGATGGAAACAAACAGTTTAAAGAAAGAAACAATAGAGTATATGGTAGAAATATCGTATATAATGAAACAGATTTTAAATCACAAGAGAAGAAAATTGAAACAATATTCGGTCCTGAATTAGTTCGTAAATGGGATAATAATATTGGACTACCATTAGGTATTAATTATGTAGCATCAAATGAACCTGTCGGTACAAATAACGCAGGGGTTGATTGGGTATATAAAGGTGTTAAAACAAAACCAAAACTATTCTATTGGTTGGGTGGATTTAATCCATTCTTAGATAAGATTGGTGAGGTATTTCCAAACGCACCATATTCAACATATTCAGTTTATGTACTTGATAGTGCCGCAGCATTTTATTTCCAATCAGATAAATTACCTGTTATATCACATACGATGCCAATGGGGAATCCTGATAGTAATAAAGAAAGGGATGGGTTTGAAAATGATAGTATATGTATTTTATTTAATTCTGAATCACCAGTTGATATTGGATTAGGTCAACCAACATACAATACATATACAGAACAAGATGCGTATAATACTTTCTATGATAACAGAATTACAAATATATACAATCCAAATACAAGATTCCTAACAGGGTTCTTTAATCTAAAATATAATGACATTAAGAATTTAAAACCTAATGACATTATCAAAATACAACAACAATACTTTACTTGGAATAAGATTAGTGAGTTTAATTTAACTCAAAGAGAATTAACAAAGGTTGAGTTAGTACAATTCAATGTCAATCCACAGGAATATCCAACAAGATATTTTGAGTATTACTATTGTGATGACCCAACAACTTGTTATAAATTAAAAACAGATTTTACAAATCCAAATTTATTGGATACCAATTTTGGTTGGTCAATTTATTATGACAATCAAATCGGATCTTTAACAGGAAATACATCAGGATTTACCTCAACGTTTAAAAATGTTGAAAACTTTTCTGAAGTAGTTTATGTACCATACACTATGTATGAAATAAATAAGGATGAATATAATAGTAGTGAATGTTTTGATTGGACTTGTGATACATTAACAAATTATATATGGGATAATAATGGTGCGTTTTCATCTTTTAATATGCCAACATTTTGGAGCAACTCAGGTGCCACTTTTACAGGTATTAACGTATTTGAAAGTTGTGCTCAATTTAGTTCGGTAGCGTCTACTTATGGAATAGCAACAGGTTCATCAATATCTTATGGTGTTGGTTGTACCCCTACACCTACTCCAACAGGTCCACCTCCTACACCACCTCCAACGGTTACCCCTACTCCTACACCACCTCCACCTACTCCTACACCAGAAGTGGGGGGTAAAAGTTTAGAGTTACGTGTACTAGATATTGCAAGTACACCTCAGACAATAACAATGTTTTATGATGTTAATATTACTGGTAATGTAAATATACCTGGCTTAACATCAGTTACTTTACCAATCACTTGTACTTATATTTATACAATAACAGGTTTGACTACAGGTGATATTGTTTATTTTGGAACAAGTATAAATTGTGCTATAGAAGGTGCTGGAGGAACAGGTTGTCCTGGTTATGTTGGAAGTATGACCATATATTCATACGTTGTAGATGCACCATCAGTTCAAACACTTTCATTAACAGTAGACACACAAACTATACCTTAATAAAATAAACTATGCCAAATCAAAATATCATAATTATAACAGGTGCAACACCTACTCCGACTCCAACTAATGGTTCATTAATATTGAACTTTGATGAATTGGTTAATGATAGGGGTGTGGATTTTATTAATTGTAGAGTTAATGGTTTATTTAGAAATATTAGATACACAGATACAGAAGGATTATATACAACTAACATAAATTTAGGTGATGTTGTTTCAATGCAAGTATTTACATCACCATCAAATTTAGGTAAACAAATTTCATTAACAAGAAGGGATTATACAACTGATGATCAAAATGGTGATAACGGTATAAGAGATACTTTCATAACAAGTAGTGGTGGAACATCAAATCCAGTATCAATAATATTTACCGCAACTACTGTATCAGATGCGTATAACTTTGAGTATAGAGTTACAGCATCAACATTTAATCCTGGACCAACACCAACTCCTACACCAACTCCAACACCATTACCAGAAGGTAAGTTTGTTTTAGTTGATATACCGACAGTATTTCCACCATCATTTAGTTATGATGAAAGAATTATGTACTCATCCACAGGTGGAGGTAATAATACATATTCATCAATTTATCAACCAATACAATATCCAACTACCGCTGGTGTATCAGCATTAGGTAATGTTGTTTCATTTGCCGCTGATAAATATTATATTTCAGTAAATTCAGGTATAACATTTACTACTGGTTCATTCGCAGGAGGAACTACTGATTATGAATGGTCAAAAATGGATATAAACTATACAGGTGAATATCAAGCAATTGGTAAAATAAGTAGTGGTAGTTTATTTGTTTCATCAAATTATGGTTTTAATTTTAATCCTGTTTCAGGATCAACAAAAAATTGGCAACAAGTGGTTGTTCCTAATGTAACATATCCAATGTATGGTATAACAAGTACCTTAAATGATTATATATATAAAGTTGATTCATTATCAAGTTTAACAAATTTAGGTAATAATTCAAGAGCACCAATTTATATTGATGCTGATACTGGTTTAACAGGAGCAACGTCTTATAGTCGTGTTGCCGTATCTAAAAACAATCAATATATCTTAGCAAGTTATAATACATTATCTACACTTGACCCTAAGGATGGTAGTGTATTATTATCAACAAATTCAGGTTCTACATTTAGTTTTGTTTATTTAGATTTATTAAACAATGGTCAAGTTGCTATGTCAGAAACAGGACAATATATGTTTGTTGGTGCTAATACAACAAATAGTCCGACACCAACAGGATGGTTTAAACGTTCAACAGATTATGGTGCTACTTGGTCAACAGGTAGTACAATTGGTAATAATAGAGTTGTAGATATTTCAGCATCCGCAACAGGACAATATGTTTTTGTGACAATACAAAATCAATCAGAACAATATCAATTGAAAAAATCATCAGACTATGGTGCAACATTTAGTGATATTATAGTTGATTATATTATAGGATCTTGGCCAAATGGTTTTGAATTTGTTAAACAAAATAAAAATAATGGTTATTCATTACCTGTACCTACACCACCACCTACTAGCACACCTACCCCTACACCAACAGGTACACCTACTCCTACCCCAACTCCTACAGGAACACCTACGCCTACACCAACCGCTACACCTACATCAACTCCAACTCCGACACCAACTCCTGTTATACCATCTAATTTAGTACTTAATTTAGATGCTGGTGACCCATTGTCATATCCTGGCACAGGAACAACTTGGTATGATTTATCGGGAAGTGGTCATACAACAACATTAGTAAATGGTCCAACATATAGTAGTTTAAATGGTGGAAGTATTGTATTTGATGGTGTAAATGATTATGCTAATATTTTAAGAACAGGTTTAACCATTGGTTCTAATTTTACTTGGAATATGTGGTTTAAAACTAATAAAATAACTGATAACCAAAGAATATTTGGTAATTGGTCCTCAAACGGAAGTAGTCCACTTTTCAATTTTATATTTGTGTGGCAAATTAATAGTGGTAAAATAGATGGTGGTATGAGAAATATCTCTGCTGTTGATATTTTACCGTCATATACGGGAGCCACAATAAGTGCTAGTACAATTTATAATTTAGCAATAACTTGGGAAGCATCAACTAAAACGACAAAAATATATTTGAATGGTTCATTAAATCAAACATTAGTTAGTGTTTTATCTAATGTTAATATAGGAGTACCTACTGATACAAATATGACATTAGCACAATCGGACGGCGGTAATTATTTAGATGGTAACATTTATAATATACAGGCATATAGTAAAACATTAACCTCAACAGAAGTGAGTGATTTATACTCATATTACGTAACAAGATATTCATAATGGAAAGAAAATATACAATACAACCAATAATAGATTTGGATAAAATAGATTTTACTCAAATCCTTCAGGATTCAGAAGAAACCATAAGATACAACTTTGACAAATCATTATTTATTATTAGTTGGACAGGTGACACACCTGACTTTCACAGTACGATGACCAACAATATTATATTTAATAATAGAGAAATTAATAATATAGTTGAGGGTTGGGATAACGAATATTCAAGTTTAACAGGAAACACAATTAATTAATATGAGTAGAAAATTTATAGGACAGGTTGATAATCAAAATTTCATATACCCAAATAACTATTTGGCGGAATATGATACAGAAATAATTCACGATGTCAATGAGAATAGTATAAGTGGAACGGTAACCAACTTTACAGGTACAAGTATCACAAGTACAGGTTTGACCTTTACACACGATTATACTTGGGTAAAGAATAACGCAGAACCATATATACAAAGTAGTGGTAACTTATCTGTATTATCTGTTCATATGATGGCAGAAGGTCAGGATTATTTTAAGCCTTGGAGGTTAGTAGATTTCTTATCATCAGCATCAACAGGCTCAACAACATTAAGTGGTTCAAATACAATTACTGTTACACCATCACAAATGGGTCTAACATCATTTACCAATGGTACATACTATTTTGAATTTAGATTTATAGGTCATAGAGCAATCTATCCTATATGTCAAACATATGCGGTAGGAACAATACCAACTCCTACACCTACTCCGACTCCTACACCTGTTACACCAACACCTACACCGTTACCAATAACACCAACACCAACCCCATCTCCTTTTACAAGTGGAGCAACCATAAACGTAACAGATACAGGTTATATTAAATACGATACTGTATCAGGTACAACATATGAATATATTGGAAGTCTTGGAACGGTAACGTTAACAGCCTGTTTAATTTGTGATACAATTAATTATGGTTATCCATTTGCTGACTTAGCAAACTTTACAGTAATTCAATGTGGTTCAAGTTGTAGTCCTGGTGTTACACCAACACCAACACCTACACCGACCAGTAATGATGGATATTATATAATGGTTGATTGTCAAACATATGAAACAAAATATTCACAATTATTAGGATATGGAACATTTAATAGTGGTGATAGAGTACAAGGAAGTTTTGGTTATTTCTACGTAATATCAGGATTTACACCATCATACCAACCAATAACATATACTGTTACGGCTACAGGTGATTACAGTTGTCCATAAAATATATACATATATATAAAATAAAAAATTAATTATGGCTATTAAAACAGTAGATTTTAAAATAAAGGTTGACGGTAAGGAATTAGATTTAGCGAAAACCTCCGTCAATGAATTTAATAAAGTATATTCTGACGCGTCAAAGAAACTCAATGATTTACCATTAGGTAGTCCTGAGTGGAAAAAACTAAATACAGAACTAAAGAACTCGGAAACGGCGTTTCAACAAACCAAAGATACTATAAATGAAACTGAAGGTAAATTTAAATCCCTTCGTTTACAGATTAGACAAGCAACGATTGCATTCCAAGAGGCAGAGGAAAAGGGTGACTTAGCGGGAATGAGTAAAGCTAAGAAACAATTAGATGACTTAGGTGACCAATTAGAAATTACCACATTAAAATCAATGAAGTTTGAGGACGCCTTGGCTACGATGCCAGGTGTTGCAGGTTTGGTTGGTCAATCAATTCAAGGTGTTGACAAAGCGTTTAAGGTACTTGTTGCCAATCCAATATTAGCGGTTGTTACCGCAGTGGTTGGTGCGTTTATGTTCTTAAAGGAAGCGTTGAGTAAAACATCAGAAGGTCAAGAGGCACTTAACAAAGTACAACAAGCATTCAGTAAAATATTAGGACCAATACTTGCGTTAATCAATACGGTTGCAATTCCTATATTTGAAACCCTTGCAATGATTATTGAAAAGGTTGCGGGTGCATTTGCGTTCTTTGCTGAGAAGTTAGGAGTATCAAAAGAAAGTATCGCTCAGGCTACAAAGGATATTGATGAGGTTGGTAAAGAGGCGGCGGAGAATGAAAAGAAAAGACAAGAAAAGGCGGCAGCGGATGCAGAAAAAGAAGCGGCAAGAAAACAAGCAGCAAAAGATAAAGCGATAAAAGACGCTGAAGATGAGAAGAAAAGACAACAAGATTTAATTAAGTCCAACGAGGATTTAGAACAATCTGTAATGGAATTACTTAGAGCCAAAATTAAGGCGTCTATGGACCCGATAGAGGCAATAAAACAAGAACAAAAGGTAAAAGACGAAGACTACGAAAGAGAGAAAGCACGTATTGAAAAACTAAAAAAGGTAAAAGGTACAACTGCAGAAGAACAGAAACAACTTACAATTGAACTTAATAATCTTGAAACGACATATACTAAAGATAAAATTGATAGAGATGTAAAGTTAGTAGAGGAGAATAAGAAGAAGGTTAAAGCATTAATGGATGATGAAATTGGTGCGTTAAATTTAAAGAAGGCTAAAGGTGAATTAACTGAAGAACAATATCAATCACAGTTATATGAAATTCAAAAGAAATATACAACTGACAAGAAGGAATTAAATGATATTGAAATTGCCAATGAACAAGTTAAAACAAACAAAAAGAAAGAACTTGTTGAACAGGAAAGAAGTTCAAAATTAACAGCACTTCAAGAAGAAATGAATAATATTGATAAGTTAAACAAACTATTCAATACAGATTTAGAAGCGGACAATGAAAGATATAAATTAAAAAGAGAAAACTTAGCACAAGCTGAATTATTAGAACTTCAAGCGGTTGAGAACAATGAGATAGAAAGAAACAAGATTATTCAAAAATACTCTGATTTAAGAAAGGGTATTGACCAAGAACAATTAACCAATACACAAGAAACAGAGAGAGCAAGAATTGCTGTTAAACAGAAAGCACTTGATGATATTATATCAATTGCTGGTGCCGAAAGTGATGTAGGAAGAGCGGCGTTAATTGCAAAACAAATATTGATGGCTAAGGAATTGTTTATGGAAGTAACAAGAACCATAACGTTCTCAACTCAAGCGGCAGCCCGTTCTGTTGTGGCAGTTGCTGAAGGTACCGCACAGACTGCGAAGGTAGGATTTCCTCAGAACATTCCATTATTAATTGGATACGCAGCACAAGCAATTGGAATTATACTGGCAATAAAGTCAGCCGTAAGTGCGGCAAAACAATCTGCTAATGCAGGAACTTCAGGTAGTGGTGGTGGTGGAGCAGTATCAAATGGAATGGGTCAAGGATACGCAACAGGTGGTATTGTAAGAGGACCAGGTTCAGGAACATCAGATTCAATTCCCGTAAGATTATCAAATGGCGAGGGTGTTATGACCGCACAAGCGGTACAGATGTTTGGTCCATTATTGTCACAAATGAATCAAGCGGGTGGTGGTGTAGGGTTTACTCCAAATATTAGTATTGCGGGACCAGATAGACCAAAATCAGCTTATCCATCAGATACAAGTCAAACTACCCAAATAATAAAAACATACGTTGTAGAGGGAGAATTAACTACCGCACAACAAAGACAGGCAAGATTGAAAGACCTATCCACAATCTAATCTAAAAAATTTATATTTAATAATATGAACAAAGAAAAAATATTTGAACTTAAAATAGAAGATGAAGATGAATTATCTGGTATTGATAGTATTTCCCTTGTTGACGAACCAGCAATTGAAGTTAATTGGATTGCGTTCAATAAAACAAAACAAGAGGATTTTCACATCCCTGATGGCGAAGATGAAATCTATTTGGAAAAGTTGATTGGCAAGGCGGAGAATGAACAAGATTTATTTGACGCAGGGTATGTAATAGAATCAATCACATTATTAAAAGATAAGTTTGCCAGTACAAATCCTAACGCAAATTCTGATTGGGATGAGGATGATGTAAAAATCAGATATAAGTATATATTGAATCCTCGTATTAACGAAAGAGCAATCATCAATACCACTCGTAGTTTCTGTAAAGAATTAATCAATAAGAACTTTGTGTGGAGGATTGAGGATATGGAATCAACCACAAATGACTTTGGTCAGAGTGCGTTAGTATGGAGGGGTGGATACAATTGTAGACACGTATGGTCACAAATTAGATATAAGAAAGATGCTACAATTGTAAACAAGGCGTCAGTAAATAAAGGTAAGGAAACTGAAGCAGGATTCCCAACTGATATGACACCTAATACAAATGTACTTGGTTATCCACAACCTTCAACTGTAACATCTAAAACGGCAGCAAATCCATCACCTTCAACGGTGAGAAACTTGGGATTGTCTAAAGTTTATGACTTTATTGCTCAGAAAGTATCTATTGACTATGATGATACATTATCAACTGAAAGAGGTAAAGAACTTGCTAAGAGAATGTTGAAAGAAGGTAAGGATGTAAGTATTATTACAAGAAGACAATCAGACCAATTAGAAGAGGTTTATAAGACCGCTGATGAATTAGGTATCCCAAGAGATAAAGTCCACGCAACGAACGGAAAATTGAAATGGGAGACTATCAAGAAATTAGGTATAGAAAAACATATTGATAATAACCAAAATGAGATTGACTCAATTAAGGAACATACACCTGAAGTTGAAGCACAGAAGTTTGAAGTAGGTGTACCACATTATACAGAAGACGGTAAATTATACGAAGGTCCTACACATAAAGATGCTAATGGTAGATTAATGACGGGTGCTGTTCATTCAGAAGATAGTGTTTATTTATATCACGCAGATGAATTAATAATATGTAAAAAATGTCAACATAGTTGGGTTATGGAAGATGGTGGTGATAAACCATATATGTGTAACAAATGTGGTTATGACAACGCATCTGAATATAATATGGGTTATGATGTTGGTGGTATTGGTGGTTACGTTGATCCTGGTGTTACAGGAAAGACAGGTAATACTATATCAAAGTCATTAACAAAACCAACTCTATTTGAAAATTATTCTGATTATCCTGATAGTATTAAGAACAACGCTAAGGCGGTATTGAAATATGTTGAGGAAAATGGATGGGGTTCTTGTGGTACTCCCGTTGGAAAAATGAGAGTTAATCAACTTGCTAAAGGTGAACCAATCTCAGAGGATACAATCAAAAGAATGTACAGTTACCTATCAAGACACGAAGTAGACTTAGATAGTTCAAAGAGTTACGATGATGGATGTGGTAAATTGATGTACGATAGTTGGGGAGGTAAATCAGCACTAAGTTGGTCTGAGTCTAAAATCAAATCAATTGACAGGGAGAAAATGTCAAAACAAAAGTTCGCAACAGATGATGAAAAGAGAATAGTTGTAGGACCAGCAATGGTTCCTGACTTAAAGATATTCCGTAAAGATTCAAAAGGTAATCCTTACTTTGTTTTCTTCAGTTCAAAAACAATCAAGATGATTATGGAAAAGTATATGAGAAACAAATATACTGATAATAATGACGAGAATCATAATGGTAACGCGGTAAAAGATGTTTATGTAATTGAGTCTTGGATTAAAGAGGATATGGAAGACAAGAGCAACAAATACGGTTATTCCGAATTACCTATTGGAACTTGGTTTGTATCAATGAAGGTACGTAATGATGAGGTTTGGCAGAAAGTTAAGAAAGGTGAATTGAATGGATTTAGTGTATCAGGATACTTTGAGGAGGTAGCACAATTCTGTATGGAGGAGATGTTCCTTAAACAAGTTGTTGACATATTAAAAAATATTAAAGACTAAAATGAGAATATATATATAATTCCATATTTACTAATAGAACAAATAAATTAAAAACAATTAAAACAGACTATGTCAAATTCAAAAACAGCAATTAACGAAATCAAGAAGTTAATGAAACAGTTTGGTTTTATGTCCGATGACGCATCTTTAAAGTCTTTCAAATTGGAAGACAATACAATCCTTGAAGCATCAGAACTTAAAGTAGGTGAGTCAATCACTCGTTTAAGTGATGAGTTTGAAAGAGTAGCATTAGAAGATGGTAAATTCAGATTAGTTGAAAACTTTGAAATAGAAGTTAAAAACAGTAAAATCATTAAGGTTCAACAAATATTTGTTGACGCAAAATTGGAAGATGGTACTCAAATCAGAGTTGAAGGTGATTCACTTGTTGAGGGTGCTAAAGTCGTTGTAGTAACTGAAGAAGGGGAAATGCCAGCACCAGATGGTGTACACACATTAGAAGATGGAACAAAGGTAGAAACCAAAGAAGGAGTTATCGCAATGGTAGAAGAAAAAATTGCTGAAGAGCAAATGGAAGATTTACCAATGGAAGAAAAACCAGAAGTAGAAATTGAAGTTGAATCAAAAGACCCAATCCAAGAAATCGTTTCATTACTAAAAGATATGATGGAAAAAGTATCTCAAAAGATGAAAGAGATGGAAGAAAAGGTTGAAGAAGTTAAGGCTGACTTCAGTAAATTTAAATCAGAACCAGCAGGTAAAAAGATTGCTAACGGTAAAACAGATTTTAATAAATCAACAAATAATAATGAGGACGCACTTCAATCTAAATTAGATATGATTGCTGAATTAAGAAAAAAAAAAAAAAAAAAAAAAAAATAAAAGAATTATGAAAATTTTATCAAAAGAACAATTCGCATATGACGTAGCAACAATCGGTAGTTACGTTGACCAAGTAGGTGGTGAATTACTTTCAAAAGCATTGATCGGAGGAACGACCGCAAAATACAGCAATGTTCGTCTCGGCATAAAAGGGACACAGGCGTTAAACCTTTTAAACTCAACTGCGTATTTCCAAGATGGTACTTGCGGATGGTCTCCATCTGGTACAACTACCTTCACTCAATCAAACATTACAACTTGTCCTGAGAAGTACAACGAGGCACTATGTTACAAAGATTTGTATGATACATACCAATCAATGTTAATGGCACCAGGTCAAACTTCTGAGACTGTTCCGTTTGAAGCACAAATCGCTGACTTAAAAGTTTTACAAATTCAACAAAGAATTGAACAACAATTATGGCAAGCAACAACAGGTTCATCTTGTTTCAATGGTTTGAAGACTTTAATTGCATCAGGTCAAACAGGTATCGCTGTATCTGCATCAGGTACAACTTTCTCACCAACCGCAGCATACGGTTCTAACGGTAACCCAATCACTGAAGTTGATAAATTAATCAACGCATTAGATGACAACGCAATGTCTCGTGAAGACTTAGTTGTGTTTATGTCTTACAGTAACTTCCGTTTATATGTACAATCATTGGTTAAGGCTAACTTCTTTATGAACTATATCGGTTCTACTGATATTACTTCAATGTTAGAAGCCACTCATCCTTCAACTAACGTAAAAATCGTTCCAACTATTGGTTTGAACAGTTCTAACCAAGTAGTAATCGGACCACGTGAATATATCGTTGTAGGTTTTGACTTATTGTCTGACCACGAGAAATTAGTAATTTGGTATAGCAGGGATACAGATGAATTGCGCTTACGTGCAAACTACAACTATGGTGTAACAATCGCCAAGTTTGGTTCAACTGCTTACTTCGCAACTAACGGATTATAGTAATTAAAAATATTAAGGGGGGAGTAAAATCCCCCTTTTAAAAAAAATAAACAAAACAAATTAAATATAAAAAATATGAGCTGTTTTATAACTTCAGGAGAAGCGTTAGGTTGTTCCGATAGTATAGGTGGTATTAAAAAGATTTATGTTGCTGGTGGTTCAGGATACACTTCAGGTTATACATATGACGCTGACGGTGCTGTAACTGGTGCAACATCAACCGCTGGCACTACTTACTACGGATTTGAACTTAAAAGAAATACTTCTTCATTGGCACAAAACACAACAAAGAGTTACGAAAATGGAACCGTTTATTGGGAACAAGTTCTAACTGCTGTATTGTTTAAATACGACCAAGAAAAGAGAAACAAATTGAAAGTGTTAGGACAAAATGATAATTTACAGATTTTAGCAATTGACCAAAATGACACAATTTACGTTTTAGGTCAAGTTAACTATTCTTACTTATCAGGTGGTGCTGCAACTTCAGGTTTGGCATTGGGAGATCGTAACGGATTTGAATTAATTTTCACGGCACAAGAAGCTGAACCAGCAAGAGTATTGTCTGGCGCAGGTTCTACTCCAGAGGCAGTAATTACTTCAGTGTTCGGTGCAATCATTAGTGGATAATAGTAAGTCGTAAGACTGAATATTCTATATCTAAATAATTTAAGGGGGACCTATGTCCCCTTTTTTTATGCCATACCAATTCAAGATGAATTTTTTTATATTTACTAATATATACAACATATCTTATGATTATATTAAATAAAGGACAATCTAATACGTTAGTATTAAACATCAATAATAACTCAAGAACGGATTTTTCTGGTTATACTTTGACCTTTCTTCATATCGTAAGTCAGGAGGAAAAGACATATACAATTAGTACTTCAAACAATGCTCAGTTTGGTGAGAATGATAGGTATTGTGAAATTATATTAAACTTTGCTGCAAACGATTTAAACTACGAAGGACAGTACCAATTGAAAATATATGGTAATGGTACACAATTAGTTTATACAGGTATGGCGAGGTTAGATGGTACCACAGAACAAGGTAATACTTTCACACAATACATTTCAAATGATGAGGAGAATAACAATTACATATACATACAAGAATAATTTATGAGTGAAGAAAAACAAAAATATCAATTAGGGAAAATGAATTTTACACAGGAACCATTGTTACCTGTGTTCAATGAAGTATTTCAAAGATATCCCTGGGTTTATTATGGTGAAAATAATATGATGCCACAATACCTAATTTCAAGATACCAAAATTGTGCTATACATAAGTCAGTTATAATTTCAAAAAAAGAACAGATTTGTGGTGATGGAATTGTTTCATTAAACAATCCAATGGCAACAATTAATCTAATCAATCCAAAGGAGAATGTTTATGATGTATATCATAAATGTGCGTTGGATTTGGTTCTGTTTGGTGGTTACGCATTAAATGTGGTATGGTCAAGAGACAGAGAAAGTATTGCTGAGATTTACCATATTGATTATAGTAGACTTAGATGTGGAAAAATAAATCCTGAAACAGATGAAATTGAAAAGTTTTATTACTCAGCAGATTGGTTAAATACCAAAAAGTTTGTACCAGAAGAATATGATTCATTCAATCAAAACGAAGGTGGAGCATCTCAGATATATTATTATAAATCTTATACTCCGTCTAATTCTTACTACCCACACCCTGATTATTCAGGTGGTCTTGCCGCTATTGAGATTGATGTTAATATAAAAGAGTTTCACGCAAACAATCTAAAGAATGGTATGATGCCATCACTTTGGATTAATATGAATAATGGTATTCCTGGCGAGGAAGAACAAAGACTTGTTACAAGAGCATTAGAGTCCCAATTTTCATCTGTAAACAACGCAGGTAGACCAATCATCTCTTTCAACGAAAGTAAGGAATTAGGACCTGAAATAACCCAAATACAGACATCGGCAAACGATGGTTATTACCAAGCAATTTATGAGGATATTGTTCGTACAATTCTTTCCGCTCACAGGGTTTCTTCAGGTGAGTTATATGGTATATCCACCGCAGGTAAATTAGGGTCAAGAGCGGAGATTGTGGACCATTCAGAGTACTTTAGAAAGATGGTAATTCAACCATACCAATATCAATTATTACCAACATTCAATAAGTTGATTTCACTTAAATTCCAAAGACCAACAACATTTGAAATTAAACCATTATCATTATTTTTAACTGGTGATGTTACCGATAACCCTGCGGTTATTGATAAACCAGTTACATCTGTTGAGGCGGAGTCTACACCAATTAATGAGAATATCAAGAAATTGTCTGGCAGAGAATATCAAGGTCTATTAAGAATTGTAAGAGAATATAACAAAGAAAAAATAACAAGAGGACAAGCAATACATATGTTAATGAGTGGATACGGATTAACAGAAGAAGAATGTAGTGTTTATTTAGGAGACGAAGAAACAAACTAATTTTATATGGCTAATACATTATTAATATCTGAGAATAAAATTAAGGCATTCACCAACATTAACAAAAATGTTGATATGGATACCATACGAGCAGAAATAGGTATCGCTCAAGATATTCATTTACAGACATTATTAGGATCAAGATTCTATAATCATTTATTATCACAAGTATCATCAACAGGTAATACATTTAATTCTGATGAGTTAACATTGGTAAATGATTTTATCTCACCATATTTGATTCAAACTGCGTACTTTGAAATGATACCTCACCTACATTATAGAACGATGAATCGTGCAATTGTGGTTGGTGATATGGAATCAGCAACAGGTGTTGATATTGAAACGATGAAATATCTTCGTACCATTCAACAACAACGTTCAGATTTTTATAAAATGAGATTGCTTGATTATTTGATGACAGGTTTAGGTCAAAACTTATTCCCTGACTACCTAACTTATTCAACAATAGATGGTATGATACCTGATAAGACTGCTAAGTACAATTCACCAATCTATCTTAATCATACAACAAGATATGGTTATAGTAGAGACCAATTGAATAGGAGTGTAAGAGTATGGTCTGAAATGGACCACTATGACCCTCCTTGTTCTGATTGTCATTAATATAATATAATATGATAGAACAAATTATATTGACAGTTGTAACCACGTTAATTGGTTACTTTGTCGGATACAAAAAATCACAGAATGAAATTGAAGGTGGTCGTTTAGAGAACCTTGAAAAGTCTATTAGGATTTATCAGGTGGTTATTGATGACTTATCCAAAAAGGTTGAAGAACTTACCGCACATATTGTTAGATTAGAATTAACAATTGATAGTTTAAAACAAGAAAATCAAAAATTAAAAAATACGAATGGATTTTAAATTACCTTACCCAACAGATACAGAATTAAACTTTACAGGAAAATCAGATTACTTTGATAGATTATTAATTCAAATTCCTGATTTAGATAAGAAATATAAAATAACACAGCACGAATTAACTGGTTGGATTAGTCATAACTATAATAGTGTATTTTTATTAAACAAAGAATTAACATTCAAAGAATATCAAAAATTATTAAAATGAAATTAGAACAAATCATCAATCTTAAATTAAATAACTTTGAGATTAAGTATCCAAAGAAAATGGCGGATTTAGAAGACGCTTGTTGGCCAGGATACATCGCTATAGGAACTAAAGAACTGGATGGTAAGACCGTTCCTAATTGTGTTCCAATCAAAGAAGAACAATCTAAAATTAAAAAAGAAGGTTTCCCTATTCCATCACCAGCAAGTGATGAAGATGAACAAAAATACATCAGTAGATGTATCAGTGAGATTGGTTCCGAATACGATGCTGAAGGACAAGCGTATGCTGTTTGTAAAGCAAAGTGGGACGAGTAATTGAACACCTCTCACAAAATTATATATACAAAATAAAGGGACCCATTACAGGTCCCTTATTTGTTTATTTTTTATTTTTAACTAATCTCATTCTTTCTCTGTTAAAACTATTGGTACAGTTCTTACAGTTGTGTGCAAGACCATCAAAAAATACTCTATTCTTGTGGAAATACTTTAAAGGTAATTCTTCTTTACAGTGACAACATCTCTTTGTGCGTCCTTTCATTTCCTCTTCGGTTGGAGTATGAGTCTTAAACTCTTTGTGTGGGTAAAGTTCATTCATAATACCAAATCGGTATGCCATACCAGCAGCCGACTTTTCAATCTGACAAAAGTCTTTACGTCTACGATATTTGGACGCAATATCCTTAACCTTATCAACTGTCCAATTAGTTTCATTCTTCTTTCTATCGGGGAATAAAACATCTAATAAACCAGTACGTTTAGAATATTCAAACGCCCCAATGTTAGCCTTTCTAAATTCTTTTTGATTAGAATATTGTTTAGCAATTTCTGTAACCTTATCTTTATTCCATTTCATATCTATTGATTTTTATTTTAATAAAGGTAATATTAATTTATACAATATCAAAATACTTTATAAAAAAGTTATTGACATATCCACAAACAAAAAACCCCGACAAAGTCAGGGTTTTAAGTAAAATCACTATCTATATAAGTAAAGTAAGGACGGATGTACTATATGAAATGGCAATATCAGATTTAGAATAAAAATGTATCCGCCCTTACAATTATAAATATATGAAAATATTTTTAAAAAAACAAATGTTAAAGAAATAATTCTGTTCTAAGTGTAAATCCATTCCCATCAACTGAAATTATCTCGTGACGAAAATCTAATGTGTTTGATATTTCATTAAGTAAGATACTCTGATTACTCATTTTAAGTTGATTTAAATGGTCTTCTGTCATCTCATTGATAGGAAGTTCCACTCTTATGATTTGAGTGTAAATTTGGGGTGGTTCTGTTGGAATAATGTCCACTTCAGTTCTTCTTTGATAACCTATCAGTTGATGGAATCTATCAAGATTCGGTTCAATTGCATCTTCATCATCAACAGATGAAAGGAATTTAAAATTTCTCATAACCATAAATATTTAAAAAAGGGAGAAATGGTACACCAACCAAATCCCCCTTAACACTATATAAACAAAAATGTATTATACTTTATTTTTAGATTGTTTTTTTACAACCCACTCATCCAACGCTTTAATTCTCTTTTTAAGGTCATCGTCTTGGTTATGAAGACAACATTGAACAAATACTTCAGTTACTCTCCAAAGTTCTTCTACGGTAGGTTTAATACCCATAAGATTCAAATACTCAAGTACTAATTTACTTTGAGATTGTTGCAAGATTTTGATATCTGTGCTGTAAAATTGTAGTTCTGCCATTTCTGTTTGTTTTATTGTTTAATCAAATATACGAAGAATAATTGATAAAAAAAAATTTATTGGAAAATTTGTCTTTTCGGAAAAAATTATGTATTTATTGTTATACACATTCTAATGGTGGAGTAGGAACCATTTCAAATAAACTACTAGACTTCAGGTAATCACCCCTGTTGGACCGTGTAAAATTTTTATTGAAATTTTTTATCCAGCATTTTACCCAGCATAGAGCACCAGTATAAAAAACAAATAAAAGAAAGGAGCGAGTATGAGCGAGAATGTTCGCATATCTTCTTTGAGATTTTTTTTTATCAATTTAATTATTTAAATTTGTATATATAAAATAGGCGAATATACTCGCATATATCTTTAACTTAAACAAAATAGAAATGGCAAACAGACCAGAATTAACAACAGATGGCGTATGGAAATACAGAGCAGGTGAAATACGCCCTATCAAATTTTCTTATCTATCACAAGAACGAAAGGAAAAATACATATTGGAAGTATTAGAAATACCTGAAGATTCTCGCAGTACATACGAACGAGTAATAATTGATATGTATAAAAGAGATAGGGAATTTAGGGATGGTAACTCGCTAGTTGATAAAAAACTATTTGATAATACCTCAACAGATACAAGTTCTAGTATACTGGACGACATCAAAGTTCCACAGGTAAATGTATTAATGAATTTTGGTAAAGAATATTTGGAAGAATATTTGAACCTGTTTTTTGAAAATGATAATCGTAAATGGAAATTGGATTTAATCTCAACTAACACTGCGGAAAAGTTTATTCAAAATACAAAGAACTATATGGAAGTAAATGAATTAACTATCGCACACATTCACGCGTATAAAAAACTAATGTAATATGTTCAACAGAGAAAAATATCTATCCAATATGAATGAACAGGAATTGTTCAAGTTAATGAGCACCAGATATACTGGACTCATAGACCTCAACGAAAAAGATCCGCACTCAATTATTGACTGGCATTATCCTGAATCCGATATTTGGATGGAGGCAAAGTGTAGGGATGACCACCATAATGGTTTTCTGTTCATTCAACAAGACAAGTACAAAGTATTAATGGAAAAAGAAAACTGTTGGTATGTTAACTCAACACCTAACGGTATCTACATCTTTGATTTGAAAGAGATAGAAGAACCAGTGTGGAGAGAACAATCAATGTTGAAATCTACTTACTACAATAATGGTAGTACTGATGTAATAAAGAAACTAGTAGGTGATTTACCTACATCAAAGGCAGTACAGATTGACCATTTACTTTTTTAAGATGTTTGTGTAATATTTATTATTCTAATATGTTCCCAAACATTAGGAATTTTCTTCCCCTACCTAATATTTTGTTAGGTGGGGGTTTTTCGTTTAAACGCAAGTATTTATGATTAAGTGTAGTAAATGTTCAATTGATAAACAGGAAAATGAGTATTATAGTTATTACCATTCCACTCAAAAGAAATGGCGTACAAGAAGAATCTGTAAGTCTTGTTTTAAGAATCAAAAAACAAAATACAAGGAAAGTATCACAATGAAAGAGATAATTGAACCAGTGGTCTTAGAATTAGAAATAGAGGTATTGCAACCTCAACCTGTGGAACAGAATCTATTCTCAACAAATCCTGACTACAAGTTATGTAGAACCTGTCAGCAGTATAAACATAGGATGGATGATTATTATTATCACGGTAAAAGTAAAAAAACCACATATCTTGATTGTAGAAAATGTTGTAACAAAAGGGAATTAGATAGAAGAAGGGAGAGTAGATACGGGGAATTAGAAACAAGTGGTGGTTCAGAAAGAGTATATAATAAAGTTGGGGTATGGGCTGATGAATATCAAAAGGAACAAACCTATATGGTAATGAAGGCACTCGGTTATACTTATAGTGATGAGTGTGGTCATTTCTTAAAACCTGGTGTTAAAGAATATATTAATGGTAAATTGGTATTTCCAAAGGTTAAAAAGAAATTAATCTATACATCAGAAATAAATTGGAATCCTGAACATAGAAAAGAGATAATAGAATTATATAATTCAAGTAAGGATTGGTCTTATAAAAGAATTGCTATAAAGTATGGTGTATCAACAGCCAGCATACAAAAACTTATAAATAAGAATGGAGCATAAGGAAACGGTTGACATAGGTGAATTAAATATACCAAAAGACTATTTTAAGTTTACTCATAGACAAAGGGTATCATTATGTAATACTATAATAGATTCAATGTTACATATTATTGATAGAAGTGTTGAACCTGAAATAGATAGGTTAGAAATATTGGATGGAATTATTGAAAGTTCTATTATAACTAATTTGGGAGATGAGAATTACGAGGTCGTACAAGTTCTTTCAGATGTGAAAACATTATTAACTAAAAATGAATAAAATAATAGAGGCTTACATAACGAAGAACTATTACTTACTCTCAAACATTTCAGAGAGAATAACCAAACATCACGACCTATCCAAAGATTTATTACACGAAGTAATTCTACAATTGTATGACAAAGACGAAATCATTTTAAAGTCATACGATGACAATTCAATCAGGTATTATATTACCGCAATACTCAGGACAAATTTCTATTCAAAAACATCACCATTTTATTATAGGGTAAGGAGGGAACATACATTGTATGTAGACTTAAATGGTATTGCTGAGATGGAATCAGACCAAGAATCATTTGAAGTACAAAATATTTATGATATATTAGAAGCAGAGTTTAGTGAGTTGAATTGGTTTCATAAGAGTTTGTTTGAAATGTATTTAACGCTTGGGTCATTAAAGAAAGTATCAAAGAAGACAACCATACCACTACCTTCTATTTCAAGATATATCAAAGAAGCAAGAAAAGAAGTTAAAACAAAAATATTAAAAAGATTAGAAAATGAAGATTAGGGAACCAAAAGGAATCATCACATCAGAATCACCAGACATTCATTGGGGATTTTTAAACATCAGAGATAAGGTTGTATTAGATTTAGGATGTGGAATCAACTCAGAGTTTACACCAACACCAGTATATTTTTTACAGGAACGTAAAGCATCAAAGGTAATTGGTGTGGATGGAAACCCACAATCATACGAATGGTTTAAACAAAACTATAATGTTCAACACTTCATTCCACATATGGATATGGTAGATAGGCACGAGAAGTTTATTATGTATATGGACTATTACAAACCACAGGTAATGAAGATTGATGTGGAAGGATCTGAAATAATGATGAACGCAATTGAATATAAACATTTTGATGGTATAGATGAGATAGCGTGTGAGTACCACAACTTGAGTTGTCTATTATCAATAGAACATATATTAGAAAACAACGGTTATGAAATAAACTATTATAAGTTTGACCATATTGATATAGATTATCAGGGGGTCATTCACGGTAAAAAGATAAAAGAATGAGTGCATCACCAACAAGAAGAAACAAAAGATTCCAAGATAGAGAATCAAAGAAGATGTTCCTAAAGATTCAAAGAGAAACAATGGAACAGATAAACAAACATACTCCTGAAGAAAGACAACAGTTACTTGAACTATATGATGTAATGTTAAAACAAAGAGAACAAGAAAGAATCAATAGGGAAAATACTGTTATCGTAGAAGGAGAAAATATAGAACAAGATGTGTAACTGTAAAAAAGGTAGAGCACTTCAAGAAGTACCAAAACCTGAACCAACGCCTGAACCAATACCTCAACCACAAGAAGATTGGTATAATAACATAGATGAAATAACACCAATAAGTGGACAAACTCAGAACTAAAATATGGACAAACTCGGAAGTAAGGATAGATTAGAAAAGTTAAAACAAAACTCTATTGAAAATCCTGGCAAACAAAAGAGAACAAAGTGTACAACTTGTAAGAAACCAAAAGAAGTTGTGGTAGAAAATGTACCATTACCATTTGACTTGGAACCTGAAATATATATTCCAACCGTAGAGGATATTAAACTTGCATACGCTGAACTTACATCATTCGGTGGGGTGAAAGAAGACAAGAAAGAATTTATTCAAAAAGTATATCAGGCACTCTTTGGTGAAGAATTTATATTTAACTGTGGAGGATGTGGTAAAGGTCAAGCAAGAAAGTTTACCAATCACTTAAATAACATAGGAATATTATGAGCAAAGAAAACAAAGCAAACGAAATAGAATATGAACAAAGGATGGAACGTGCCTTTGAGTTAATGTTATATGAGAAAAAATCATATGATGAATTTAAGAAACAGTTCGCACAAGAATATGATATAACAACAAGACAAGCGGAAAACGTTTGGAAGGATGTTAGGAACCGTCTGAAGGAACGATATACTCAGAACCAAGAGGAAATACTAACCGAACAATTAAATCGTCTGTATGACCTTTTAAATCGTTGTAGACTACAAGGTAATAGAAGGATTGAATCAGAAGTTCTAAGAGACATAACAAAGATATTAGGAATGGAAGCACCAAAGAAAGTTGACCTAACTTCAAATGGTGAAACTATTTCTATTAATATTAATATTACAGAATAAAAAAATTTAAATTAAACGGAAGTAATGTTTCGTTTTTGACAATTTATATACATATATATGAAAGTACTACTACACGGAGATTGTTTAGAACAAATCAAAACATTTAAAGATAACTCAATTGACAGTATTGTCACGGATCCACCTTATGGTTTATCATTTATGGGGAAGAAGTGGGACTACGATGTTCCATCTGTTGATGTATGGAAAGAATGTTTAAGGGTTCTAAAACCTGGTGGTCACCTATTATCATTTAGTGGTAGTAGAACGTATCACAGAATGGCGGTAAGGATTGAGGACGCGGGGTTTGAGATTAGAGACCAAATTATGTGGGTCTATGGTAGTGGGTTTCCTAAGTCTCATAACATCAGTAAGGCGGTGGATAAACTACAAGGGAATGATAGGGAAGTTGTTGGTAGAAAAATACAACGAGTAGATGGAACTGTAAGAAATAAACAACCTAATGGTGGGTTTATGAAAGACAATGTTGTAACGAAAGATAGTGATGGATATGTTGATGTAACAAAACCTGGTAGTCCTGATAGTGAGAAATGGGAAGGATGGGGAACCGCACTAAAACCATCACACGAACCAATCGTTATGGCGAGGAAACCATTTAAAGGTAATGTAGCACAGAATGTATTAGAGTGGGGAACGGGTGGAATTAATATAGATGTGAGTAGGATTGTATATAAGGATGATAAACCACATTCAGTATCAACAGAAAGGGAAGGTGGTAATAGTTGGAATAAAGATTATCAAAGAACAGAAGATTGGATTCCAAACAACGAAGGTAGATGGCCTGCAAACATTATGTTTGACGAAGAGGCAGGACAAGTATTAGATGAACAATCAGGGATTAGTAAATCAACACCTGACAAAAGAACAACAAAAATACCAACAGGTGAAATGTTTGGAACAGGTAAAATCACATCACATAACGATAAAGGTGGAGCAAGTCGTTTCTTCTATTGTCCCAAGGCATCCAAGAAAGATAGGGATGAAGGGTTGGATAATTTTGAAGAATATACAAGTGGAAAGAATGGTAGAGGATTAGATAGAATGTGTAGTGAGTGTGGTACTAAAATGGTTAATCAAAAAGATTGTGTATGTGAAACTCCTAATTGGATTGATATACCAAAAAAGAATTATCACCCAACAGTTAAACCAACAGACCTAATGTTATACCTAATCAAACTCGTAACACCAAAAGATGGATGGGTTATGGACCCGTTTATGGGAAGTGGTTCAACAGGTAAGGCAGCAATGAGAGGTGGATATGATTTTATTGGAATTGAAAAGGAAGAAGAATATCTAAACATAGCAAAGGCAAGAATAGAAAACGAATATGGAAATAAACATTAATCCAACCAAGAGACAATCACAGGCATGGAAATATCTTAATGACGATTCAACCAACATAGTTTTATTTGGTGGGTCAGCAGGTGGAGGAAAGTCATGGTTAGGATGTTTATGGATTACAACTTTATGTTTACAGTATAAAGGGATTAGATGTTTGATTGGTAGAACAGTATTAACACAATTAAAACTAACCACACTTAATACGTTATTTGATTTATTAAATGTTATGGGATTAAAGTCTGGTGAACATTATAACTTCAACGGACAATCAAATGTAATGACATTTAATAATGGTTCAGAGATTATATTCAAGGACCTACAACAACAACCAAGTGATCCCAATATGGATTCATTAGGTTCATTAGAAATATCGGCAGCCTTCGTAGATGAGGCATCACAGATAACCTCATTAACCTTTTCAATTATTAAATCTCGTTTACGTTATAAGTTAAATGAGTATAATCTAATTCCAAAGGTATTAATGACATGTAACCCTGCAAACAATTGGATTAAGAAAGACTTTTACTTACCACATGTTAATGGGATTTTGGAAGAAAACAAGATATTTATACCTAGTCTTCCATTAGACAATCCCCATCTTCCCCATAGTTACATACAAATGTTGAAGGAATTACCACCACAACAAAGACGTAGATTACTTGAAGGTGATTGGGACTACTTGGATGACACAGGAAGTTTGTTTGAGTTTGATAGTATATCGGATAGTGTGTTCAGAGATACACCAAATGGAATGGATAAGAAGTATATGTCAGTCGATGTTGGTAGGTTTGGTAGTGACAGGTCCGTAGTAACGATTTGGGTGGGACTGGTGGTCACGGAAATACTAATCTATACCAAACTATCAACCACAGATTTATCGTCTGAAATAAGGACTCTAATACAGAAATATGGAATACATATCAACCATTTAATTGTGGATAGTGATGGAGTTGGTGGAGGTGTGGCAGATCAGTTGAGGGGATGTGTAAACTTTGTGAATAATTCCAAAGCACTACATGACCAAAACTTCTCCAATCTTAAATCCCAATGTTATGTTAAACTATCTGACATGTTAAAGGAAGGAAAGATAAGTTTGAATTTAATGGACCCAACAATAGTAGACGACTTGACACAGGAACTATTAAGTGTTAAGTTAAAGGATATTGATAAAGATAATAAAGTGGCAGTTCAATCAAAGGATGAAATGAAAAAGGTATTGGGTAAGTCTCCCGATTTATCAGATAGTCTAATGATGAAAATGTACTTTGACATAAAGAATTTAAAATCTACAGGAAGGTACGCAATGACTTTCGTAGGATAAAATATATATATATATATGAGTAATGTAACATTTAATTTTAACGGTAATGATTATAACTTACCTGATTATTTATCCATAGAGGATTATGTAAAGATTTTTAAAGTTAAGGATTTGTTTGAGGATGAATATCTTCACGCAAAGGTTATTAACTTATTAACCAGTTGTCCGATGAATGACTTATTGGAAGCTGAACATCATAAGGTTGAGTTTCTATCCACATCAATCTTCGCCATGGTCCCACGACCACCATATAATTTAGTAGATACATTTGAATTGAATGGTGTTAAGTACGGGTATCTACCATCATATAAGGAAATTACGTTTGGTGAGTTTGCTGACCTTGATACATTATTAACAAAGAAACCAGAGGAGGTGATGGATTATCTACATATTATCGCAGCCATCATGTATAGACCAATCATAAGTTCCAAATCCAAACACAACTTTAAGATTGAGAAGTATAATCAAGAGACCCTCAACGATAGGGCGGAACTCTTCAAAAAGAAATTAGATGTCAAGTTTGCGTTAGGTGGACAGTTTTTTTTTACCAACTTCGGAAAGAGGTTATCCAATTATACCCGTCTATCTTTGACACAGAAGATCAGGAGAGAATGGGAGATGACGAAATGGATAGTAAAGAATTGGAGTCTAGTATGGAAATTACTTTCGAAAAAAGATTCGGATGGTACGTCGTCCTTAATAGATTATCAGATAACAAAATCAATGAACACGATAAAATCCTTGACAAAAAAATTATTGAAGCGTTAAATCAATTGACCTACTTAATAGGTTTGGACGAAGAACAAATAAAACAACAAAAGAAGGCCAACGGATATCTCGCATAATTTCAGCGGTTATTGTTGGTCTTTTTATATTTAATATTAAGAGAATATGTTAAATTATAAACAACTAGTATCGTATTTTGGTCAGATAGCCTACCATCATGAACAAATAAATTCATTTGGTGTGGGTGATTTTGAACAATTAACCAACGATGTCATTACCAAACAGGAACCAAAATATACAAGAATGTATGTTATACCTGAGAATGTTGAGTTAAAACAAAACAATATCCATTATAGTTTTTCAATTATAATAATGGACAAGGTAGAAGAAGATTTATCCAACCTTAAGGAAGTGATGAGTGATACTTTGGAAATATGTACTGATATATGGACCATATTCTGGCAGTCATATACATCTGAACAAGGTGATTTTAGTAAGATTGTTGTGGGTGATTACGCACCGGATATACATCCGTTTACAGAAAGATTTGAAACAATACTTGCAGGATGGACATTAAACATGAGATTGTCCGTACCATTTGATTACAACTCTTGTAATTTACCAATGGAAGCTTTTAGTTTCCCACAAGATGAATCTTTTTCATCTTACATACAAATATTAGATGATTGGCAACAATTCGCTGAGAACCATAAACAATTAAGAAGTTATGGTTTCGGTGATGGTAGTCAATTAACAAACGATATAATAACAAAGAAGGAACCTGAATATCCTCGTATATATTTTATACCTGATACAACAAAATTAAATGAGAATCATTATCACATAACATGGAATGTTATTGTTTGTGATAAAATAGAGGAAGACCAATCAAATCAAATTGAGGTCTTATCAGATTGTCTTGAGATATGTAAGGATTTCTATTCTAAAGCGTACTTATCAGATTACGATGTTGAGTGGGACGCAGTATTAAACCCATGGTTGGAGGAGACAGAATCTACTCTTGCTGGATGGTCGTTTAATATTTCCGTTCAACAAAAATTTGATTATAATAGATGTGTTCTTCCAACAACCAACTTTAGTCCTAACTTAACATGGGAAGAGGTTAATGAGTTATGGAGAAAAATAAAAGAACAATGGGATAATGTTTAAAAAAATATTAATATAAAATGGGTCAATTAAATAATCTTTACGTTAGTAGTTCATTTCAAGGTCTTTTAAAAATGACCGATAGTACTAATGGTTTAACTAACACACTACAAACCGTACAAACAGGTGACGGTGATAATTCACCTTTACAGATGAGTTTAACTGAGGTAAACATCTCAGGTTCATTCACTGTTAATGGTTCACCAATTACAGGAAGTGCGGTTGATACTGGTTCTTTCGCAACCACAGGTTCAAACACTTTTATTGGTAGCCAAATAATTGAAGGGAATTTATCTTTCCCAAGTAATTCATTTGTATCAACCGACAATGTATCAGGTGCGTTGTACTTCTCATCATTAAATGGTGGAACATTATATATTAACGCTGATGGTGGTGAGGGTAATGTGAATGTTGGTCATAATGGATGGACTGGTAAATTAAATGTAACAGGTTCATTAGGTGTAACTAATATACAAGGTACAGGAAGTTTATTCTTACAACCAAATCAATCTGACGCAAGATATTTGGAAGTATATAATACATCACCAACTGATACACACATCACCGCAAGTGGTGGTCAAATATTCTTGGGTAATGATGTAACATATGTTAAGGTTGATAATTACGGTTCAGTTAAACGTATTGATATTGTAGCAGAGAATGATATAAATGTTTCAGGTTCAATGAGCGTAACAGGTTCAATAGATATAACAGGACAATATCTTGTTAATGGTGTTGCGTTTAGTGGAGGTACAAATGGAACGTCTGGTACTTCAGGAACAAGTGGTGATTCAGGAAGTAGTGGTAGTTCAGGTACGAGCGGTACATCAGGTACAAGTGGAAGTTCAGGTACATCAGGAAGTAGTGGCAGTAGTGGTACATCAGGTGTTGCTGGTTCATCGGGAACAAGTGGAACTTCAGGAGATAGTGGTAGTTCAGGAACTTCAGGAACAAGTGGAACCGCAGGTACATCAGGTACAAGTGGAGATAGTTTATTTGCACTAACAGGTTCAGTATGGAACACAACTAATAACGTTGGTGTTACAGGTTCTTTATACGCTGATGGTAATTTATTAAATTTATCACTTAACACAACAGTTCAACCATCATTATATTTAACAAGTTCACAAGCGGGACAAGTTAATATAATTAAAGGTTGGAGTGAAAATCCAGCAGCAAGTGGACCTGGTGCAACACAAGCAAACTATACAGGTTCATTAAGAATCACAGGTTCAAATAACATAGTATCATTACCACAATTAAGAGCCACAGGTAATGGTGGTGGTGTAGACCAACAAGGTTATATTTCAGGTTCAGATAATACATTAACATCTAATGGTGGTGGAATTTATTTAAACACAGGTTCATTATTATTCCCTAAAACAACAAACAACTATGTAGGTGCTAACGCAAATATATTAATGAACTTTACCACATCGTCTTTATCGGGTGGTCATCCAATTTTTCAAAATAATACATTAAACGCAGGAAACATTACAATTAATAGTAATAGTGGTTCTATTCAAGCTATGGCAGCAAACTTATTGAATGGTGGTAGTATTACATCAACACAAAACTTTGTAACAAACACAAGACCATCAATATCAACAAATTTAATTAATGGTACTAGTGTTACATTAAATCATATCAGTAGTTCAATCAACTATTCAAGTAACTTTAATAACTCACCTATTACAGTTAATAACCACGTAAGTAGTTCAAATATTACTAATAACAACGTTACTCTTAATAATAATACATTTTTGGGTGGAGCAGTTGGAACAGGTCATAACATATATGTATCAGGTTCACAATCATCAAACGTAGCAAGATCATTTAACAATAACTTAATTGGTGGTAATAATAATATTATATCATCATCATTTGTTTCATCATCAAATTCAAACTTAACTTCAACCGTAATATTTGGTAGTAACTTATCAGTGTCCGCATCAAATACATCAACAACCGCAGGTGGTTCAGCATTCTTTGGTAGATTTAATGATACAGGTTCATTATCATTATCACAAGATATAGTTTTCGCAGTAGGAACGGGTACCGCAACATCAACAAGAAGAACAGGTTTATCAATTGATAGTGGTTCAAACACAATAATATCTGGTTCATTAACAACAATAGGAACATCAATAGTAAGTAGTTCAAACGTAAATACATCAGATAGAACATTTGTTATTCACTCAGGTTCAATGAGAATGTATAATGAATCAGGTTCGATTAGAATTGCGGATGGTACAAACCAACCACAGTTATTCTTTAACCCAGCAAGAAAAATAGGTTTCTTCTTAGGTCAATCTAATATGGACCAGACAGATACACAATTTGGTATCACGTCAGGATCAACTGACAACTATACAATGGGTGGTAACTTTAACAACTTTAGAACAGGTTCAAACAACTTGATGTTAGGTGTTGGTAATATCAGTATTAGGTCAGGTTCTAATAACGTAATTCTCGCAAAGGCATCAAGTTTCACAACAGGTTCTAATAACTTAATATTAGGTTCTTTACAAGGTATTGATGAAGCACAAGATTATTTCAATGTACAGTTACCAAGTACTAGTCAACCAATTATGTTTAAGAGTGGTAGTGCACCTTTAACTATATCAGGTTCATTTGCTGTAACAGGTAATGTGTTATTCGCATCAGGTTCAGATAAAACAATGGGAACATTTGTTCTTAATGGTGGAAACCCTGGTACGGCAACAGTATCAAATAGTTTGGTTTCAGCAACAAGTTTAATATTCTTAACCAAACAAACAAATACTAATAGTGGAAATGGAACTGTAAGTGTAACATCAAAAGGTGGTGGAACATTTAGTATAACATCAGACCATAATGGAGACGCAGATACGGTAGCATACTTAATTATAAACCCATCATAATATGGACTTAAATTTATTAGCACCTATTATTGAGGAGATTGTCAAGGAAAGTTTATCTGATAAGGTATACATATACGGACGTTATCAAAAAGGTACAACTAATAGAGTGGCCACAGGTAATTTAAGAAACAGTATTAAAGCAAAGACAGGTCCTAATAAGCAAGGGATACAAGTTATTCAATTGTCAGGACCTGGTGGTAAACCATTAATTAACACATACGCATATTGGTTGGCAAATGATAGAGGACCTGGTAATGTGGCAAAGGGTGTGATTGAGGAGTGGATTATGAACAAAAAAAGTTTTAAAATTAGAGATATGAAAACGGGTAGGTATCTCCCAAAGAATGAAAAGAATGTTAAGAGTGTGGCATATGTGATTAGACGTAGTATGAAAGCGTTCGGTTATTATAACCAACCTAAGAACTTTTGGGAAATATCAGTAGAAAAGATTTATAAAGACCCAAGAATAACAGAATTGATTGCTGACGCAACCATGAATGATTTAGTAAAATTAATTGAAGGAATATGACATTTGGTTATCCATCGTTATATAGTAACGGTTTAAATAATAATACACAACTTCGTAGAAGTACTGATATGGTTTACCAAAGAGGTGGAACATATGAAGTTGTTTTAACTGGTGATACCTATGTGTCATCTATGAAATTAAATGTTGATTTGTATCAAGATAATGATGTCGTTGGTCGTATGTCTGTTATTCCATATCAGGTATCACAATCAGGTTCAACATATTATTATAATTTCAATGTAAGACCATATGACTACATGTCAAATTACGTTGAGTCAGAACATTACCAATACTATTGGTTAAACAATTGGTATAATACAACAACTCAAATTAACCTTAATAATCCATATCCAAATTCTGTTAAAGCAGCATATAAGTTTGGTTATACATTTATTTCAGGTAATACAACAGTTAATGAATATGTTACCTCACCAAATAATCCATTAAATCACTTTACAGATATTCCAGCATGTAACTCTGATACATCATTTGTTCCATCTGGTTTCACAAATACGGGGGCATACTTTAATTATGTGGGAGGTATATTCCAAATGGATGAGAAGTATTTCCTACCAAACTTTGATCAAGAAATAGGTACTATAATTGGAACTGGTACAACTATTAACACACTTGATGTTTATAGAAGATTGTCACCAATGTCTCAGTTCTTAATGGACTATCCAACGGTTCCTGAACAATCAGAGACCTCAAGGTTTTTAACTGAGGCACCAAGGATTCAATATATACAAGAAGAAGAAAATTATGTATTATTTTATTTAAATGGACAAACAGGTGATAGACAAGTAATTGAAGCAGACTATGCTGTATTTGAATTTTATGATGAGAACAATAATCAAGTAGATTATTTTAACCAAGAATTAAATTTCAGTGGTACAACATATGAATCACCTACAGACTTTGAAAACACACTTGAAATATTCTCATTACCATGTGGTCCAAAAGATATAAACAATTTGTTCGCAACAGTAGACTGGTCACAAGTGGCATATTATAAGGTACAATTATGTTATGCATGGCCAACTAACCAAGCAAATAGACAAATTCTTGGACCATTAGGACCAGTATCTGAAATATTTTATTTTTATCTATACAATAACTGTCAACCAGAAAACACAAGATTGGTATGGTTGAATCAAAGAGGTGGATATGATTATTACACATTCACATCTTTTAGACAAGAAACAAGTAAAATAGCGGCACAAACATATGATAGTAGATACTACGCAACGGATTTACAATCACCTGATAGAAATGTAGGTCGTTCTTTAAAGACATTTGCGTCAGACGTAAGTAATGAGATTGTTCTTGAAAGTGAATATCTTAACTTACCTAAAGCACATTGGATTGAAGGTTTATTTACATCTCCTCAAGTTTATATCATGAAGAGTGACTTCGTATCACCGATGGATAGACAAGATAAAATATATAAAGATTTAACACCAGTACAAGTAATATCAACAGAGGTTGATCATATTACTAAAAAACATAAAAAGTTGAACAAATATAGAATAACATTAAAGTCAGCACAGACAACTTTCGTAAATAGAGGTTTCTAATATGTCACAACAACAAACAACATTAAGAGTACAGACAAATATTCCAGGTTCAATATCAGGTCAAACTGAGCAATTAACCTTGGACATTTATAGTAGTATACCATTATCAATTAATAAATCTTTTGCAGAGTTAGGAGATATAGGAAAAAGAAATTCAGATTTTTCTGTAGGAGTTTTATTACCAGCATCAAAAACAAATAACACATTCTTTGAAAGTTATTTTAACGTAGATACTGTTGGATATTATTTTAACGCAACTAAGCGTGTACCATGTTGGATATTGATAAATGATGAACCATACTTTACAGGGTACATGAAATTAAATAAAATCAATGTTCTTAATTCAAAAGTGGAATATGATGTTACTTTATTTTCAACTGTGGCAGATTTATACGGTACCATTGGTAATAATTTATTAAAAGATTTAGATTTTTCTGATTCTGATTTTGAATTTAACCATGAATTTAGTTTAAATAATGTTACAGAGGCGTTCAACTACACAAACTTCGCAAACAATAGTGAAAAACCATATCTATATTTCTATCCAATTGTTCATAATGGGTATCTATATACGGGTGATACTGTTAACTTTTCAGGTGGAACAATACTTGAAAGAACGAGATTATATACTTCAACAGCTCCCCTTAATTCTTATGCCTCTTTGGCAGCAGCATATGCGGCAGGTGTTCAACAATTTAGAATTAATAGTCCAACACAAGGACCTTATGATAATCAATTAAAACCAGCATTAAGTGTTTGGGGATTATTACAATTGATATTTAAAACTCATGGGTATCAAATATCCTCAGACTTTTTCAATACACCATGGATGAAGAGTTTATACATGTATGGTTATTTTAGTTCTGAAGCAACTAAGTTCTCATTTAAAGTAAATTCAATTCAAACATTACCTTTAGAAGGTGTGGATGTTTTCTTTTTAGATTTAAATGAAAAACAATATGCAATTGTTTGTAAACTTGGGACAGGTATCCCTTGTTTTTGTTCAAATGATATTAATATCAGAATGAATTATCTAAACTATACATTTGATTCAACAATTCCATATGGTACATCAGGTTTAACATTTGATTTGGGTTCAACATTTCTTACTGGTGAATCTTTAAGTACAGCAACTTCAAGTGGTCCATTATTGTATCTTCCTGTGGCTGTTGGTAGTAGTGTTAATTTTGTGGATGGTGATTTTGTTGATTTTAATTTTGTTATAGACGAAAATATTAAACAGATAGACATACTATCATCTGTGGCCAAGAAGTTCAATTTAGTCCTTGTTCCTGACCCTTATGAACCATCTGTGATTCGTATTGAACCATATGATTTTTTCATAGGTAGTGGTACAGTTCATAACTGGTCTGATAAGATTAGTTTTGACAAAGGATTTACCGTTGAGCCAGCGTTAAACTTTATTGAAAGTCAAATAACATTTACAGACGCTGAAGATAATGATGAAGGTAATAAAGAATTTAAAGGTAATACCAATCGTATATATGGTATTAATAATTTTTATGGTCCAACATCATTTAAATCTAATGTAAAAAAGATTGAAACAATATTTGGACCTGAGATAATTCGTAAATGGGATACCTCTGGTACCACAAATAATGGTAATATTAGTCTACCATTAGGTATAAATTACGTTGGTTCAAGTAGTGAACAGACAGATCAGACAACTTCAAAGGTAAGTTGGGTATATAAAGGTGTTAAAACTAAACCTAAATTGATGTTTTGGTTGGGTTGTTTCAATCCATTCTTAGACATTGTGGGTGAAAACTATGACGCAACTAACTTTTATAAGACATATAATACATATGTTTCTAATACATCAGGTTCAACATATACACAATTTGACCGTATTCCTGTGATTAGTCATACAATGCCTATGGGACTTGCGGACCAAAACAAGATTAATAACGATAGTTTATGTCTTTTATTTAATTCAGAGTTTCCAACGGATACAATTGGTGTAGAAACATTCAACACATATACAGAAAACGACGCATATTCAACATTCTATCAAAATAGAATTACTAATTTATATAACCCTAATACAAGGGTATTGACAGGTAACTTTGATTTAAGTTATGCTGATGTAAAATATCTAAAACCTGAAGACGCAATTAAGATTAATGAACAATATTTTGTTGTATCCAAAATATCTGAATTTAATTTAACTAATAGAGAATTAACCAAGGTTGAATTAATTCAATTTAATGGGGATGTTAATCAATATCCAACAAGATACTTCATGTATGATTATTGTGATGGTTTAAATAACTGTACATTCAAATTTAAGACCGATTTTACGAACCCAAATATACTGGACACTAATTATGGTTGGTCAGTATATTACGATCACTCTGTGGGGTCTTTAACGGGTCAAACAAGTGGTTTTACATCTTCATTCAAGTTTGTAATAAACTTCTCTCAGGAAGTCTATTGTCCTTATAGTATGTATGAGGTTGATGAGGATACTTACAACTCAACAGGATCAGATTGGAGTAATGATACATTACACAATTATATATATAATGAACAGTACGGACCTTTCCAATATAACATGCCAACCTTTTGGATGAATAGTGGTTCAACAAGACAAGGTACAAACTTATTTAATAACTGTTCAGAATTTTATAGTACAGTATCAACATGGGGTGTGTTGACTGGCTCATCCATTAACTACGGTCAATGTTTGGTTCCAACTCCTACACCTACTCCAACTCCAACGCCTACTTCAAGTCCAACTCCTACTCCGACTCAAACACCAACATCAACACCAACTCCTACTCCTACTCCTACACCATTAGTTGGAGGTGAAATAATTTTATTATCAAATACACCACAAGAAGGTCAAAGTATAATGAAATCCACTAATAATGGTTTAGATTTTAGTGATATATATGGATTTACTGGAACTACGGAACCATATATATTATCATTAGATTCATCAGGTAAATACATAATCGTAACTACTAATAATACAGCAACCAGTACTAATGATAGAATATATCAATCAAGTGATAGTGGAGCAACATTTACACAGGTTGGTTCTTATGGTATGAGTTCTGCCGATTTTGCCACAACATCAATGTCAAGAAATGGACAATATAGATTAATTACTTATGATTCAACTAATTTTATATTTTCATCTGATTATGGTTCTAATTATAATAATTTAACGGGTACAAGTATTAGTGACCCTTATGTTAAAGGAAATTTAACATTAGATGGTAGTACAATATATTTAGCGGGAAGTTCAAAAGTTATAAAATCAACAAATTCAGGTTCAACTTGGACAACCTTAACGACCTTTCCATCTATGACAGGTACTTCAATTATAAATGAATTTTCAATTTCAAGTGATGGTCAATATATTGGATTATTATTAAATTATTCTTATTTATATGTTTCATCTAATTATGGAACAACATGGGCTTTAGAAAATATAAAAGATTTATATTCTTTATACTTTTTCAAAATGGCAATCAATGAAACTGGTCAATTTTGGTATTTGATGGCTGAAAGTAAATTATATAAATCAAGTGATTATGCTGATTCATTTAATTTAATATTAAGCGGTTCTACAAATTATAGTTTTACCGATAGATTTGATGTGGTAGCAACAAATGGTTCTGGTAGTAAAATTAATGTGGCAATAAAAAGAAAGGTAGCACCTTCTTTCCCTAATAATTTTATTTATACAGTATTATATTCAACAAATGGAGGTACTTCATGGAATGTTTCAAATTATTTTAGATATAAAGGATTATCAGAATTTTATATTGGTGATATAACAATGAACCCATCAACATAAATTAAAATTAATAAATAAAATGCCACAAAGAGACATTATACAATTATCGGGAATAACACAACCACAATTAAGTTCTGGTTCATTAATGGTTACGTTCAATGAATTACCGTATGATTTTGGTTCACCTTATATACAAGTAACAAAAAATAGTCTTACATCAAAAATACAATATACTAATATTGATAATCTTTATTCAACTTTTTTAGATATTAATGATACAATTACGGTTAGTAGATCACCAATTAATGTAAATGAATATCTAACTGTAAACAGATTGGATTATACTAGAGATGATGAGAATGGTGATATGGGTATAAAACAAAGTTATATAACTTCTGGTTCTACATCAGGAATAACTTTTACAGTTACAGGTAATTCAAGTAGTTATAATTTTGAATATCTTATTAGTAATGAAGAGTTTACATGTTATGATTTAGGAATAGGATTTTCACCATCAGGAACAACCGATTATGTTTTAGCAATACAAACTGATAGTAGTTCAAATGTATATGTTGGTGGTAGTTTTACTGGTTATAGTGGGAACGCATCAAGAAACTTTGTTAAAACAAATAGATTTGGTAATATAGATACTTCATTCAATATCGGAACAGGATTTAGTTATACAGATACTGGTTATAAATCATATGTAGGTACAATTATCGTTCAACCTGATGGTAAAGTTATTGTTGGTGGAAGATTCAATAGATATAATGGAAATAGTATATCGGGTATTATAAGATTAAATACCGATGGTTCCGTTGATAATACTTTTAATGCCAATTTTCCAAATTTTACAGGAGGTAAAAGAGTTAACGATATAAGATTATTATCAGATGGTAGTATGATTGTAGTTGGTGATTTTAATTATATTACAGGAACTACAGCAACCGATATATATAAATTAAGTTCAACAGGAGCAGTATTAAATACATTTGGAACATCCCCTAATACAATAACAGATGAAATTTATAGTGTAGATGTTTTAAGTACAGGAAAAATAGTAGCCGTTGGTGATTTTACTTCATATAGTGGAGTTACTACAAGAGATATTATCATGTTTAATAGTGATGGTACACTTGATACATCATTTAACTCAGGTTCAGGTTTTTCAGGTTCAACAAATACCGCAAACTACTTTGTAAGGGTTCAACCTGACGATAAGATTATTGTTGGTGGAACATTCTCAAAATATAGTGGAGTATCCGTTAACGACTTGATAAGATTAAATAGTAATGGTACAATAGACACATCATTTAATATTGGAACAGGAAGTAACGCATGGGTAGAATCATTTGACATCCTACCTGACGGTAAAATATTAGTTGTAGGACCTTTTAGTACGTGGAATGGAAATACAAGAAATGGATTAGTAAGATTAAATTCAGATGGTTCAGTAGATAGTACGTTAACCACATTAACAGGATTTAATAGTACAACTTATAGGGTACATAATGATGATTTAACAGATAGAATATATGTTGGTGGTCAATTTAATACATATAGAGGTTTATCTGCCAATCATTTTATTAGATTATTTTCTGATGGAACTGAGAATATATGTTAATAATGAATAATTTGGGAACTGATATAGAGAAAAAATATATTTAATAATATGGGAAGAAAGTATATAAAACAAATTGATAATCAAAATTTCGTATATCCAAATTACGATTTAACTGAATATGATACAGAGATTATTCATGATATTAATGAAAATAGTGTAAGTGGAACGGTAGTTAGTTTAAGCGCAACAACTATAAGTTATTCAGCATTAACCTTTAGTTTAGGTTATACATGGTCAAAAAATAATGCTGAAATATTCTTAAGACAAAGTGGTAATGTATCTATATTCACACTTCATATGATGGCGGCAGGTCAAGAATATTTTAAACCATGGAGAACGATAAATTCACAAAGTAGCTCATCAACAGGTTCAACATCTTTTTCAGGAACGATTGCGGGAATTACTGTATTACCATCAGACTTTGGTTTATCCCAATTTAGTAATGGAACATATTATTTTGAAGTTAGATTTATTGGAAAAAGAGCGGTCTATCCCATATGTCAAAATATTGTAATAAGTACTATTACACCACCAGTAACTCCGACTCCAACACCAGTTACGCCAACACCGACACCAGGTCCACCTACACCAACTCCGACACCAACGGTATATCAAAGTGGAGCAACATTAAACGTAACAGATACTGGTTGGATTAAATATGATAGTCAAACAAATGGTGATGATTATTATGTATTTGTATCCACAACAGGAACTTATACCATAACAGAATGTGCAATATGTAGTTCAATTACACCAGGTTTCCCATTTGCGGACGTAGCATCGTTTACAATAACCAATTGTGGAACAACATGTAGTGGTTTACCACCAACTCCAACACCAACTCCAACTCCAACACCAGGACCTTGTGAATCAACATCATGGATTATTGATAACACTTCAAATGGATACGAAGTCTATTGGAGTGGTTTAGATTGTGAAAATAGTTCTGTGGGTGGAACAATTATGGCATACTCACAAACACTTACCGGATGTGTTAAAGACGGAACATTAAGTTATACAGGATTCCCAAATGTATCAATAGCAGGAATTTGTTAAAAAAAATAGAATATGGCCACAAAAGATATAAATTTTGATATTAAGGTTAACGGTAAACAATTAGACCTAGCAAAAATATCATTCAAAGATTTTGATAAGGTAGTTAAAGAAGCCAAGAAAGACTTACAAGCACTACCATTAAATGACCCTCGTTATAAGGTCCTTAACGCTGAGATTAAGGCGGCAGATAAGGCATGGAAAGAGGCAAGAAAATCCGTTGGTGATTTTGATAATGAATTGAAGAATGGTGAAAATGATGTTAAATCATATAGAGCACAGATTGCTGAATTAACTAAAGCACAAGTAGCATTAGAGGAACAAGGAAAGGAAAACTCACAACAATACGCAGATAATGAAAAGAAGATTAAATCGTTAAGAGATGCTCAAGAAAGATTAGTTAGAAGTACTCAAGATTTAGACGATACCTTAGCACAAATACCTGGTCCAATTGGAATGATTGGTCAGGGTTTACAAACATTTGAAAGTGTTTCACAAAACGCAACTTCAGCGTTCAAATCTTTGGGTTTAGGATTTAGTTCATTCGATAAAATAGTAAAAACCAGTTTAGTTGGTTTCTTAGTAGGTTTATTGGTTACTTTAGTATCGGCAGTAATGGACGCAGCCAAATCATTTAAACCACTTCAAAACGCGTTCGCCGCGGTAGGAGACGCAGTTGGCGCCTTATTCAACGCATTAAAACCAGTTACCGACTTTATATTAAATGTAGTTGTTGGGGCACTTAATATATTGGCAGGAGCAATCAATGCTGTAGCGTCAGCGTTTGGTGGAGTTAATAATGGAGCAAAACAAATGTCTCTTGAATTAGAAAGGTCAATAGATAGACAAAAGAAGACATTAGACAATTATTCATCTTTTTTATCTGAACATTATAGAGGTTTATTAGAATTACAACAAAAATATAATGAAAAAAGAAAGGCAGTATTAGATGATGAGAAAATGTCGGTAGACGATAAAAATACTGAAATACTTGAATTAGACGCATTATATTACATTGAAAAGGATTTATTACAGAAGAAATATGATAAAATCAAAAGAGATAGAGATATTGAATTAACAAAATTAGATAAAGAAAATACATTAAAAGGTATTGATAATGAACGTTATACACAAAAACAAACATTAGAAATACAAAAGGTAACAGAAGAAGAGTTAGCAAATAGTGAGATTAAGGGAGCAAATGGTAGGATTATTAGAATGATGGCTTTACAAGAACAAATTCAAGCCATAGCAAACCAAGGTTCAGACGAAGAAAGGAAAAGAAGAGCAGAAACAATAGCAGCATTAAATCAATCAATTAACGATGAAAAAGAAAACGTTAAATATTTACAGGATCAAAAAGTTAAAATTAAAGCATCAAGTAATGCCGAATTACAAAAATTAGATAGACAATTCAGAAGAGAAGATACTGCGGCAATAATTGAGAGAAGTAATCAAATATTAGAATTAAGTACCGAACTTCTTAAAAATGAAGAAGCACGTAATCTTCAAAAAGCCACTTTCGCAATTAATACATTAAAAGAACAACATAGAAAGGAATTAGAAGAAATAAGACTTGCTGGTGGTACAGAATTAAAATTAAAAGAGAAACAGGCGGCAGAAATGGCTGTGGCGGTAGAAAATGAAAGAAAACAAGAACTTCAATATGCCGCATGGATAATGCAACAAAAAATAAATGAAGAAAATAGAAACTTAAGAGAAGAACTTTCAAACAGTAAAGATTTTTATCAAAGAAAACGTGATTTAGCAACTTTAGAATTAGAAAAAGATTTTAAACTTGCTGATGGTAATTACGATAAAGAAGAAGAGGCAAGAACACAACAATGGGAGAAAATACTTGCCATAGACAAAGAAGAATTAGGTAATATTAGAAGTAATCTTGAATTAGAATATGATGGTATGTACCAAGTTTCCGCTGAGGCATATGACAAATTAAGGGACATTGAGAACGCAAGATACGAAGAACAAAAAAGAGGAAACGAACAGAATTATGAATTTATGGAGGCGTTAGCAAAACAACACGCCAAGAACATGAACATGATTGATGTATCCGAACTTAATACAATCGCATCACTATTGGAAAGAAGAGCGGAAACAGAGAAGAAATTGTATGGTCAAATGTTTAGAGACCTTGAAGATGCTGAAAACTTATCTTACGCGGCAAGAATTAAAGCGGCAGGAGATAACGCAGCGGAAATAGAGATAATTGAAAGAGAACATACAAAAAATTTAAAGGATTTACAGAATCAAAAAATTCAAGCATACGCAGGTGTGGCAACCGCAATGATGGATTCTCTGGCAAATTTAACTAGTGCAATTGGAGCCTTCTATGAGTTTGAATCTCAAAATACAGAAAACTCCATGGAGGATAGGAAGAAGGCGTTTGAACAAAACAAAAAGTATCAAATTGCAACGGCAGCACTATCGGCAGCATCAGGTATTATTCAAATATTAACTCAACCATCGACTTTACCTTCACCATTTGATTGGATTGTTAAGATAGCAAACGCAGCGGCGTTAGGTATCATGACGGCAGTACAAATCAGTAAGATTAAATCAACTGAATTTAACGCAAGTGGAGGTAGTGGTGGAAAACAACAAGGAAATACATTAGGTAGAAACTACGGTGATGGTGGTATGATTGATGGACCATCTCATAAATCAGCAGCAGGTGGTGTTATGATTAACGCTGAAGGTGGTGAGGCAGTAATGACAAGAGGAGCTGTATCCATGTTTGGTCCGATGTTGTCAGCAATGAACCAATATGGTGGTGGAGCATCGTTTATGCCAGGAGCAGCGGGGTCATCAAGATTTGATAATCCAAGTGTTCAAAATGTGGCACAAGATAGACAACCATTAGTTATGAAGACATATGTAGTGTCAAGTGACATGAAGAGTGAAATGGAAAAACAAGCCCGTCTTAAGGACTTAAGTACATTATAACTCTATAATTTTATATATTTAATATTATGATAAGAAAAGACAAAGTTTTTGAACTTAAAATAGAAGAAGATGATGAATTATCTGGAATTGATAGTATTTCCCTTGTTGACGAACCAGCAATTGAAATTAATTGGATGTTCTTTAACAAAGTTAAACCTCAAGAATTTCACATTCCTGAAGGAGAAGATAAAATCTATTTGGAAAAGTTCTTAGATAAAGGACAGAATGAAGAAGAATTATTAAACGATGGTTGGGAAGTTTACAAAACCGAATATAACAATAAAGAAAACTTTATTGACGCAAATCCAAACGCACCATCATTTGAGGATACTGACCAATATCTAATTAGATACAAATATATCCTTAATCCTAAGGCACCAGGTTCTCCTATCAAAGAAACAACAAGAGATTTTTGTAGAGACCTTGTGGTAAAGAATTGGGTATTTCGTATTGAAGATATTGAGAATATTACCAACGATGAGGGTTCACCAGCAATGGTATGGAGAGGTGGATATAATTGTCGTCATTTGTGGTCTAAAATCACTTATAGAAGAGGAACTGATATAAACATCAAATCATCTGATAGAAAGGGAAGAGTGGACACAGGATTGGATATAAACGTATTAGGATACCCTCAACCTAAAACAACGGTTGATGAACATCCATCATTCATATTTACAAAAGAAGGATTTGAAGTAGGTGTACCACATTATACAGAAGATGGTAAATTGTACGAAGGTCCTACACATAAAGACGCTGATGGTAGATTAATGACAGGAGCTGTTCATACAGAAGATAGTGTTTATTTATATCATGAAGATGAGTTAGAACAAAAGGTTATTGAATGTAAAAAATGTGAACATAGTTGGAATATGGAAGATGGTGGTGATAAACCATATATGTGTAACAAATGTGGTTATGACAATGCATCTGAATATGATATGGGTTATGATGTTGGTGGTATTGGTGGTTATGTTGATCCTGGCGTTAAGACAGGTCAAACAGGTAATACTATCTCAAAGTCATTAACAAAACCAACGATGTTTGAAAGTTATTCTGATTATCCTGATAGTGTTAAGAACAATGCTCAGGCGGTTCTTAAATACGTTGAGGAGAATGGTTGGGGAGACTGTGGAACTGACGTGGGTAAAGGTCGTGCAAACGATTTAGCACAAGGTAATCCTATATCTGAAGACACAATACAGCGTATGTATAGTTACTTATCAAGACATAAGGTAGATTTGGAAAGTTCTAAATCATACGATGATGGTTGTGGAAAATTGATGTACGACAGTTGGGGTGGACTATCAGCACTATCTTGGGCTGAATCAAAAATCAATTCATTTGAAAAGAAACAAATGTCAAAACAACATTTCCAAGTTGAGAACGAAGAAAAAAGAATAGTTGTTGGACCTGCAATGGTTCCTGATTTAAATATATTCAGAAAAGACGCCTTAGGTAATCCTTATTATGTTTTCTTCAGCGCTGAAACTATCAAGATGATTGCTGAAAAATACATGAGAAACAAGTACATAGACAATAATGATGAAAATCATGACGGTAAAGCGGTAAAAGATGTATATGTAATTGAATCTTGGATTAAAGATGATATAGAGGACAAGAGCAACAAATACGGTTATTCCGAATTACCAATAGGAACGTGGTTTGTATCTATGAAGGTTAAGAATGACCAAGTATGGGATAAAATTAAAAATGGTGGTCTAAATGGTTTCTCGGTCTCAGGATTTTTTGAGGAAGTTAAAGCGTTCACCAAAGAAGAAATGTTCCTATATAAAGTAAGTGAAATATTGAAGAATATTAAAGAATAAAAATAAATCTGGTAATATATATTACATTTTATATATATAGTTAGAGAAATAATAAATAAAATTAAAAACAAATTATGTCAAATTCTAAAAACGCCATTCAAGAGATTAAAAAATTAATGGTTCAATTTGGATTTATGGCTGAACAACCTACTTTAAAGTCTTTCAAATTGGAAGATAATACAATACTTGAAACAAAAGATTTAATTCAAGGTGAGGAAATCACCAAAATTAATGATCAGTTTGAGCGTGTTGCATTAGAAAATGGTTCATTCAGACTAGTTGAAAACTTTGAAATAGAAGTTAAAGACGGAAAAATTGAAACAGTAAAGGAAATTTTCCTTGACGCAAAGTTAGCCGATGGAACTGTAGTAAAAGTTTCAGGTGATAGTTTAGTAGAAGGAGCCAAAGTTATAGTAGTTACAGAAGATGCAGAAATTCCTGCACCCGATGGAGTACATGAACTTGAGGACGGAACTAAAGTTGAAACCAAAGACGGTATTATCGCAAAAGTTGAAGAGGTAGTAGACGACCTTAAAGAAGGTGAAAAACCTGAAGTAGAGATTGAAGTATCTAAAGAATATATGGAAAAGGATATGTTAGATATGTTAAAAGAGTTTATCTACCAAATGGGTGACAAAGTAAAAAAGATGGAAGAACAAATGTCTTCATTATCTTCTGACTTTAACTCATTCAAAAAAGAACCAGCAGCAAAAAAGATTGCCAACGGTAAAACTGATTTTAATAAATCAATAAACAATAATGATGACGCACTTCAATCTAAATTAGATATGATTGCTGAATTAAGAAAAAATAACAAATAAAAAAAAATAAAATAATTATGAAAATTTTATCAAAAGAACAATTCGCTTATGACGTAGCAACAATCGGTAGTTACGTTGACCAAGTAGGTGGTGAATTACTTTCAAAGGCGTTAATCGGTGGAACAACTGCTCGTTACGCAAACGTAAGATTAGGTATTAAAGGTACTCAAGCATTGAACCTTTTAAACTCTACAGCTTATTTCCAAGACGGTACTTGCGGATGGTCTCCATCAGGTACAACTACCTTCACTCAATCAAACATTACAACTTGTCCTGAGAAGTACAATGAAGCATTATGTTACAAAGATCTTTTTGACACTTATCAGTCAATGTTAATGGCACCAGGTCAAACTCAAGAATCTGTTCCGTTTGAACAACAAATTGCTGAGTTAAAAGTTAAACAAATCCAACAAAGAATTGAACAACAATTATGGCAAGCAACCACTGGATCATCTTGTTTCAATGGTTTGAAGACTTTAATTGCATCAGGTCAAACAGGTGTAGCATCTTCAAGTGGTTCTACATTTACTAGTACAGGTTCAACAACTACAGCAGGTAATCCTATTTTTGAGGTAAATAAATTAATCAACGTATTGGATGACAACGCAATGTCTCGTGAAGACTTAGTTGTGTTTATGTCTTACTCTAACTTTAGATTATATGTACAGGCTTTAACAACCGCCAACTACTTCCAAAACTATATCGGTGGTACTGATGTAACTTCTATGATGGAAGCCACAGCACCAAATACAAACGTAAAGGTTGTTCCAACCATTGGTTTGAACGGTTCTAATCAAGTAGTAATCGGACCACGTGAGTATATCGTTGTAGGTTTTGACTTATTGTCTGACCACGAGAAATTAGTAATCTGGTACTCAAAAGATTTTGATGAGTTACGTTTGAGAGCAAACTACAACTACGGTGTAACAATCGCCAAGTTTGGTTCAACTGCTTACTTCGCAACTAACGGATTATCGTAATTAAAAATATTAAAGGGGGTGTAAAATCCCCCTTTTAAAAAACATAAACAAAAAAATTAAACATATAAATCATGTCATGTTATTTATCAAGTGGGGTAGCGTTAGGGTGTAGTGATGGTATCGGTGGTATTAAAAAAATATACATCGTAGGCGGTTCAGGTACTACAAATGGTGGTGTTACAGGTTTAACCTTTAACGCATCAGGATCAATTACCGGAGCAACATCAGCATCTTCAACCGTACTTTACGGCTTTGAATTAAAAAGAAATACAAGTTCTTTATCACAAAATACTACAAAGAATTTTGAAAACGGAACTATATTTTATGAGCAAGTACTTACAGCAATTTTGTATAAGTACGACCAAGATAAGAGAAACCAATTGTTAATCTTAGGTCAAAATGATGCAATGGAAATTATTGCAATTGACCAAAATGATACACAATATTACTTAGGTCAAGTAAACGGAATGTACTTATCAGGTGGCTCAGCAGCAACTGGTACAGCATATGGTGATAGAAACGGTTTTGAATTGATTTTCACAGGTCAAGAACCAAACCCAGCAAATGTTATTACAGGAGCACTTTCATCAGTATTCGCTGGAGTATCTATCGTAGGATAATCGTAGGTTTAAAAACCGAAATTTATATCTCTAACAAAATTGGGGCCATCTGGCCCCTTTTTTTTATTCTACCAATTCAAATTAACTTTTTTTATATTTAATATTGAGAGATTATTATGTTATACTTACAAAAATCACAACAGAACACATTAGTTCTAAACATAAACAATAATAGTAGAGATACATTTACTACTTATACTTTAGATTTTACACATGTAATGAGTAAAGAATCTAAGGTTTATACGGTTAATTTATCTAATCCTGCTCAATATTTTTCAAACATTAGATACTGTGAAATTTACTTAGATTTTATAACTAATGACCTAAACTATTTGGGTCAATATGTGTTGAATATATATGGGGATGGTGATAATAACAGCAAGGTTTTCAACGGAATGGTAGTATTGGAGGGAACTCAAGAATCAAATCCATTTACACAATACATTTCCCCTAATGAGGATAATGAGAACTTTATATATATAGATAATTAATATGAGTGAAATTAAAAAAACAGAATTTAAGAAGATAAACTTTCAGACCGCAAGTATTCCAATATTTGCTGAGGTATTACAACGTAGTCCATGGGTTTATTATGGTGAAAACAATCTATTACCTCAATATTTTATTGGGTTATATGACAATTGTGCCATACATAAGGCGGTGGTTACATCAAAGGTAAATCAAATCTTGGGTGATGGTATTGTTTCAATAAACAATCCAATGGCCACAGTTAACTTAATTAATCCATCTGAGAATGTTACAGATGTAATGAAGAAATGTGTATTGGATATGATGATGTTTGGTGGATTTTCGTTGAATGTTATATGGTCAAAAGATAGAAAATCAATTGCAGAGATTTATCATATAGATTTTAGTAGAATTAGAAGTGGTAAAATTAACGATGAAACAGATAAAATAGATTGTTATTACTACTCTCCTGATTGGAAAAATGTTAGAAAGTTTCCACCAATTGAAATAAAATCTTTTAATCAATCAGAAAACGACCCAAATCAAATATATTATTTTAAAACTTACATGCCATCCATGTCATATTATCCTGTACCTGATTGGTCAGCAGGACAAAGGTCAATGGAAACTGATATAGAAATTAAAAACTTCTATATGAATAATTTAAGAAAGGGTATGATGCCAAGTTTGTGGATTAACTACGTGAATGGTATTCCTGGTGAAGAGGAAATGTTGACAATTACAAGAGCATTGGAATCACAATATGGTGGAACAGACAACGCAGGTCAAGCAATCATTTCATTCAACGAATCAAAGGAGCAATCTCCTGAAATTATACAAATTCAAAGAAACGATAACGATACCTATTATGCCCAAATTACTGATGACATAACTCGTTCAATATTATCAGCACATAGAGTATCATCAGCAGAACTATTCGGTATCTCCACAGCAGGTAAATTGGGTGGGGCAAACGAAATTACAGAACATTCAGAGTATTTCCGTAAGATGGTTATTATGCCATACCAAAACGAAATTCTTCCTGTATTCAATAAACTTTTATCATTAAAGTTTGAAAGACCTACAACATTAGATATTAAACCATTAAGTTTATTCTTAACTGGTGATGTTAAAGAAAATCCAACTGTAGATGATAAACCAGTAACTCCAACATTAGTATAAAATGGGTGTATTATTAATATCAGAGGTAAAGCTGAAAAACTTTACCAATATCAATAAAAATGTGGATATGGACGTTCTTAAAGCGGAAGTTCAGATAGCACAGGACGTAGACCTACAAACATTATTGGGTACTTTATTCTATAATCATTTGTTATCACAAGTGTCATCAACAGGTAATACATTTAATGCTGATGAAACAACTTTGGTAAATGATTATATTCAACCATATTTGATACAACAAGCATACTTTAGAGCCATGCCAAGTATCATGTACAGGTCAATGAATAGATCAATTGTACAAGGGTCTATGGAGAACGCTGAACCTGTTTCTATTGAGACATTTAAGTACTTAAGAAACATTCAGAAACAGACCGCAGACTTTTATATGACCAGACTTCAAGATTATCTATTGATTGGTTATGGTCAAAACAGGTTCCCACAATACGTTACTCAATCTACAATTGATGGTATGATACCAAATAGACAAGAGAAATATATGAATGGAATATACCTTAAACATACAACTCGTAAAGGATATAACTCAAGAGAAATTGCAAAGACATATCAAGTATATTCTGAGTTAGAACATGAGAACCCCCCATGTCAAGATTGTTATTAATATGATAGAACAAATAATATTGACAATTGTAACCACGTTAATTGGTTACTTTGTCGGATACAGAAAATCTAAGAATGAAATTGAAGGTGGTCGTTTAGAGAACCTTGAAAAATCTATTAGGATTTATCAGGTGGTTATTGATGACTTATCCAAAAAGGTTGAAGAATTAACAGGACATATTGTTAGATTAGAAGCAACAATTGATAGTCTTAAAAAAGAAAATAACAAATTAAAAAATACAAATGGATTTTAAATTACCTTACCCAACAGATACTGAATTAAACTTTACAGGAAAATCGGATTACTTTGAAAGATTATTAATCCATATTCCTGATTTAGATAAGAAATATAAAATAACACAGAATGAATTAACTGGTTGGATTAGTCATAATTACAATAGTGTATTTATACTAAACAAAGAATTAACATTCAAAGAGTATCAAAAATTATCAAAATGAATTTAGAACAAATCATCAATCTTAAATTAAACAACTTTGAGATTAAATACCCAAAGAAAATGGCGGAAGGTGAAATGGAGAACCCATGTTGGGAAGGATATGAACCTGTTGGAATGAAAGAAAAAGACGGTATCATGGTTCCTAACTGTGTTCCAGTTAAAGAAGAACAATCAAAACAAGAGTTTGTTATTCCAACACCTGATGGTGGGGAAACTGAAGATGAATATATTGGAAGATGTATTGGAGCAATTGGAACAGAGTACGATGTTGAAGGACAAGCATACGCAGTGTGTAAAGGTACTTGGGACGAAAAATAAAAAATCACCTCTGACCATATATAATTAAAAACCCCTGACTTAAAAAATCAGGGGTTTATCTATATATAAAAAGGAAGAACGGATGGACTACATGAAATGGCAATATCAAATTTAGAATGAAAACTGTATCCGTCCTTCCAATATTAAATATAACAAAATATTTTTATAAAAACAAATATTAAAAATATAATTCTGTTCTAAGAGTAAATCCGTTTTCGTCTTGATGAATAATCTCGTGACGGAAATCTAATGTATCTGATATTTGATTAAGTAAGATACTCTGATTACTTATTTTAAGGTGGTTTAAATGGTCTTCCGACATTTGGTTGATAGGAAGTTCCACCCTTATGATTTGAGTGTAAATTTGGGGTGTTTCTGTTGGTAGAATATCTATTTCAATTCTTCTTTGATAACCAATCAGTTCATGGAATCTATCAAGGTTCGGTTCAACAGCATCTTCATCATCAACAGATGAAAGGAATTTAAAATCTTTCATAACCATAAGTATTAAAAAAAGGGGGAAGTACACCAACTTCACCCCTTAGTATAAACAAAAAAGTATTATATTTAATCGATTAATACACCATCAATATCTTGTAATTTATTTTGAAGGTATTGTTCTGTCTTTTTCATCCAGTCTGTTTTACCATCTTCAATATACTTAACAAAATTCTCTGATAACGCAATAGTCTCCGTAAGTGATAATTGGTACTGATTAACCCTAATAAAGTTCATGGTAGCCTGTAAGGCGGTTGAACGATTGATTTGAGGTTGTGTGTACTCTTTGTAAAGTTGAGTCCTGTCAAATCCCATTTGAAGGTTCTCGTAAGTTTTGTTGTTTGCCATTTCTATTTGTTTTGTTGTTTAACAATACTCAAATATAAGAAGAATAGTTGAAATAAAAAAATATTACTATAATTTTTTTCTTTTGATTTTTTTTCATATATTTATAATTGTAGTCCCCTCTTACACTATAAGGACATTAAAGATTTTAAGGGTTGTCAAAGAAAACTGAGGTAAGAGGCAGTAAGTATTTGATGGCCCTTTTTTATTAAATTAAACAATAATATGGTAAATCCAAAATATTATTTTCAGCACGACAATCATAGTCGTGAAGATGAAAAACTAATTGAGGTTAGAATGAAACATCAAATGGCCGGTATCGGTGTCTATTGGTGTTTAGTTGAGATGTTACACGAGGGTAATGGTTATATTGAGACCAAACCTAAATTACTAGCATTCCAATTACAAGTTGATGAACAAGTAATAAACGATGTGGTTGAAATTTGTTTCTCCGTTGAGGATGATAAAATTACTTGTAATAGAGTAAAACAAAACCTATTATATAGGGAAGAAATTAAATTAAAAAAATCAGAAGCGGGAAAGAAAGGGATGTCGGTTCGTTGGAATAAAAATAATAGTAGTGTTATAACAAACGATAACAGTGTTATAACAGAATATAACAGTGTTATAACAGAACATAACAAAGAGAAAGAGAAAGAGAAAGAGAAAGATAAAGAGAAAGTAATAGTAACAGAAATAGATAAAAGAAATAAAAAGTTAATAGAAATATTTAAATATGAAATTAAAGATAAGATATTAACAAAAGAACAAGTATTAGCAATTGATAATGATTTGTTGAAGAAAGATTTAAATTTATACTTCAATGAGAAATATCCGGAGTGGGAAAAAGATTTGAAGAAGAATGACGCAAATAGATTTTGTGTTAATTTGGAAAAACAATTTCAATTTGATAATTTTAGAATAGCAACAATTAAGGCGTATAAACTTTTAAACAATTAAAACTCAACAGAATGAAAAGGTACACAGACGAAGAACTCCGTAAGGAATATGGTAAATCAGAAAAATTAATGGTTAGTGGTGGTATTACTCAAACGCATTTTTGGCGTGAAGGTGAATTATCAAATAAAGAATTTCAACAATTGGAAAGAGAAGAAAAGAAAAAGTATATCAATTTTCTATTGGAAATGAACTATGAGGATATATCAACTATTGATGAACTTAATCTCAACCAGTATCTACCTATTACCGATATTGAAAATAAAAAATACTTCAACTTGAAAGAAGTGGAACAACTTGATAATTTAACAGTATCAGTTATGTCTAGTATCTTTACACCTAAAAATACTACACCAACATTAAACGATGAATTATGATAAAACCAATAGAAATAGAAGGATTTGAACATTACTTAATTGATACCAACGGTACTTTATGGACAACATTACACAGAAGATGGCGTACAAAACTAAAAGAACCTAGAGTTAGAAAACATCATCCCAACAAAAATACTGGATACCATCAGGTGATATTACAGAATATTCCTGAAGGATATAAACCAGTATTGTATTATGTTCATAGATTGGTGGCACAACACTTTATTCCAAATCCTGACAATCTTGCTGAAGTTAATCACAAGGATTTTGATATTACCAATAACAAACTTGAAAACCTTGAATGGGTAACCTCACTTCATAATAAAAAAAATAAGAACAGAACCAATACCAAAATTGGTAAACTACTTAAGAATGAGAAGTTAATCCAAGAAGGAATTAACAATTATCTAAAATACCAACGAAAGAGTTATTTGATGATATTATGGGGAATGTATGACAAGGCAGTAGAAGAAGTACTAAGGTCAAAAAAAATTGAAATTAGGACTATACAAAAACCAAAACGATGATTATATTTTAATATTCTAATATGTTCCCAAACATTAAGAATTTTCTTCCCCTACCTAATATTTTGTTAGGTGGGGGTTTTTCGTTTAAACTCAGATATTTATGATATGTACCAAATGTTCAATTGATAAACAGGAAAATGAGTATTATACTTATTACCATTCCACTCAAAAGAAATGGCGTACAAGAAGAATCTGTAAGTCCTGTTTTAAGGATCAAAAAACAAAATACAAGGAAAGTATCACAATGAAAAAGATAATGTCACCAGTGGTCTTAGAATTAGAAATAGAGGTATTGGAACCTCAACATGTGGAACAGAATAATTCATTCTCAACAAATCCTGACTACAAACAATGTAGAACATGTCGTGTGTATAAACATAGGATGGATGATTATTATTATCATGGTGTAAGTAAAAAAACTACATACCTTGATTGTAGAAGTTGTTGTAACAATAGAGAAAAGAATAGAAGAAAAGGGGAAAGACAGGGGGAATTGGAAACAAGTGGTGGTTCAGAAAGAGTACATAATAAAGTTGGGGTATGGATTGATGAATATCAAAAGGAACAAACTAGTATGGTAATGAAGGCACTTGGTTATACTTATAGTGATGAGTGTGGTCATTTCTTAAAACCTGGTGTTAAAGAATATGTTAATGGTAAATTGGTATTTCCAAAGGTTAAAAAGAAATTAGTTTATACATCATCAACTAATTGGAATGAAGAACATAGACGAGAGATAATAGAATTATATTCTTCAAGTAAGGATTGGACTTATAAAAGAATTGCCATAAAGTATGGTGTATCAACCGCCAGTATACAAAAACTTGTAAACAAGATTAAGAATGAAAAGGAGTCAAATTGATATTGGATATATAGACATACCAAAAGAATATTTAACACTTGATTCAGAAAGTAAACAAGTGATATGTGATAGGTTTATTGATATGATGTTACTTCAATTGGATAGAAACTTATCACCTGAAATAAACAGGATTGACTTCCTTGACGAAGTATTGGAAAGTTCATTAATCACCAATGAGGAACAAGAAAACTTTGAAGTGTGTCAAGTCATATCTGATTGTAGAAAACGATTAAATGACGACTGAGATAGAACAATACATTACGAAGAACTATTACGAATTACAGAACATATGTAAAAAGGTAACAAGGAATAGTGATTGGCACAAAGACTTACTCAATGAAGTTATACTTCAATTGTATAACAAGAAGGAGATAAAGTTAAAATCACTTGAAGATAACGATATAAAATATTATATTATTAGAGTTATAACAATCAATTGGTATTCCAAAACAAGTCCATTTTTTAGAAAAGTCAGAAGAGAAAGTACACTATACAATGAATTATTTGACAATATAATAAATGAACTTACCACCGAAGAAGATATTTTTGATAATCATAAAATCTTAGATATAATTGAAATGGAATGGGCACAAACAGGATGGTTTAATAAGAAAATATTTGAGAAGTACATGGTACTTGGATCATTAAAGAAAGTATCGGTTGACACAAGCATTCCACTTACTTCTATCGCCAGGTATGTTAATGAAACAAAAAAGACAATTAGATTAAACACTTTTAATAGATTAGAAAATGAAGATTAGGGAACCAAAAGGAATTATCACATCAGAATCACCAGACATTCATTGGGGATTTTTAAACATCAGAGATAAGGTTGTATTAGATTTAGGATGTGGAATCAACTCAGAGTTTACACCAACACCAGTATACTTTCTACAAGAACGTAAGGCATCAAAGGTAATTGGTGTGGATGGAAACCCACAATCATACGAATGGTTTAAACAAAACTATAATGTTCAACACTTCATTCCACATATGGATATGGTGGATAGACACGAGAAGTTCATTATGTACATGGATTATTACAAACCACAGGTAATGAAGATAGATGTGGAGGGTTCAGAAATAATGATGAACGCAAT